TCATTTGGCGAAGGATTTGCCCGTTCTTTCATTTTCTTCCTCCTCGTAAATTTCCCAGTCATCCGCAAAAATAGCGTCCCATCCTAAATGCTCCAAGATTACGGTTTCATCAAAATCTCTGATGGAAGTTTGCCAACCCAAGTGCGTTATAAGAGCTGGCTTACCAAAGCGTGCTCCCTCGTCCTTGAAGCTGTACTCGTCATCCGTCCAGCACTTTCGCCGGATCTTCTTTCCCTCCTCCGCAGCCTTGAGGGCTTCCCAGGTTTTCATCTTTTCCTTCTCTACCTTTCTTTATATATTTCACCCATTCTAAGCAAGATACTTGCCGTCTTTTTTCGCTTTCTCCCATTCCTCTTTCGAGAAAAATACCCTTTCGCCTTTCCGTTTGCACCCCCAGCAATCAGTATCAAGGATTGCGATTACATAGTTATCGTATGTTCTGACTTCGATAATCTTTTCTATATAAACATCGCACAAATTCATTCTTCTTCTTCTCCGTAAACTGGAAACAATACTTTAAGACCCTTGTAGTCAAGTTTGATCTTTACAGTATGGTATGCAACATCAATATTGAGATACTTTGTCGGAATATGGGAAGCTACAAGTGTATAATACAGTTCTCCGATAGCTTCCCATAAGTCTTCAAAAGAATTTCTCTTGTAAATTACTGTGATAGACCCATCGTGGGCAGTAAGATCAGGCTGAACTTTCTTGCACACCCTACGAAAGTCATCAATAATCTGTGTTACATCATCCATTTTTGTTCCTCCTTATACAATTTCAATCGTGAGCTGGGTTTTAACATGAAAATCAATCATATCATCACCAAACAACTTTACACCAGTGGGTAGATATGCTGTAGCTCCCGGATGAATTGCGATGACATTCATGCCCTCGACCTGCTCTTTGATAAACTTTTCTTTTTCAGCAAATTTCTGAATGGCATCCTCTTTCGTGCCGTAAACAATAATGCCGTTGTCTTTATCAAAATTTGCAAGACCAATTTCATAATTTTCGTTGATTACTTCCAAAAGTTCTTTAAGTTTCATTGTGTTCTCCTTTCCTACAGTACGACAACCTTTTTAGAATTAGTCTCTTCCAGTGTCGGATGAATATCATAGTCCCTTCCATGATACAAGCCCCCACCATCTCTGTACTGTACACATACGTCACAATCTAAACAGTCATTCTTTTCTGCCCATTCCAAGAGTTCTTTAAGTGTCATTCGCTTTCGCACTCCCCTAATTCTTTCAACTTCTGTGCGTACCATTTAATCTTTCCTGCTGTCTCTGCTTCGTCGCCTTTACGCCCATATCTATAGGCATACTTAATGATATTCCCCCACAAAAAGCCTTCCAGCTGTTCCCTATTCATCAGGTGCGTCATAATATCATAGGCTTCTGGAAGACCTTCGACCTTGTAATGTGCTGGATTGACGGCATCTTCAACTTTCTTGGAGAGTGCATCTTCCATACGTTCAATAGTGCTTTCGTCTTTCTTAACTTTAGTGATTTTTGTATTCTCTGTTTTATCACTAAAGAATAAATAGCCATCCTCAGTAAATGTGCTGAGCTCAATGCCAATCTTGTAGCGACTTTCATCCCATCTGACTGTAATAGGATATGATGCATCAGTATCAACAATCTCTACAATAGTTCCATACTTATGAAAGGGAGCATATACCCTATCACCTACTTGGAATTTGCTATCCTCTTCCATTTCTTTTTCTCCCTTCAATGATGCCTTTTCAACTAGAGTGAGGTCATCGTCCTCAGAGTTAAGCCCTTTAACTGCAAAACCCTCCGGAGTAAATATGCTAATACACCCATGTTGCTTTTCTTCCCACGTTACTACAATAGGATATTCTTGCTCATCATCCTTGATTTCTGTCACTACACCATAACCATGAGACGGGTTATATACCCTATCTCCTACTTTGAATTTAGACGCAGACATCTCTTTTCTCCTATTCCTTTTATGACTCCCTTTAACTACAGTAAGGATGGTGTCAGTGTTTGCATAGTATTTTGATAAAAGCCCGTCTGCGGTAAATGTGCTGGCATCTTCCATATTTTTTAACCCACTGTCATCCCATGTTACTTCAATCGGATATACGCAAGCATCCTCATGGATTGCTGTTACAACACCATAACCATGAAATGGGGCATATACCCTATCACCTAACCTGAATTTGATTTCCTCTTTCATTTCTTTCCTCCTGCGTATCTTCCTCTTCGCACGGTTCTATCTCTATTTCGATTTTATCGCCCCATTCAGACTTATGGGGGCTAATTCTTTTTACCAAACAATCGTCATATCCTTCACTGGTTCGAAGTACAGCTTGTTCAGAATATACTTTTTTTCTCGTACCGTCACGGTTGACGACGTACACGTCGATACAATCGTAACTATTGAGATGGTTAAGCAGTTCTCTAAAGCTACCATTTCCGGCATTTCTTTTTACTTCTATATACAATCTGCCATAAATAGGGAAAAACGTTCCGACTTCCATGCAAAGCACATTCTCTGGAATAACGTCAAAAGGGTGCTTTCTTTTGAACAGAACGTTAGTGTCCGGAGCTCTAACTATCCATAAAACTATATCGTTATCAATTTTGTTCACTAATTCTTTGAGTTTCATATGCTTCAACCCCTCAATCCTGCATCATCACAAGCCATGAAAAAACACAGAACCCATAAATACACTTTTGATACTCTTTTCTCGATTTCTTGATCTCCAAGTACGTAATCAAAGTCATACTGGCTTCTTGTTACTATTTTTTCTACGAAATAATCGTATGAACACAGGTACAGATAAGAGAGTAAATCTTCAACTTCAACACGATAGCTAAAGTAAGCAATAGCTTCTCCTAAATCTCCGTACAGTGTAAATACCCCATGCTCTTTATCCAAAATGTACCGCATTTCATTTACGGCATCGCCATTTTCCCATTGCCAGTCAATCATAAACAGCCGCTCATTATTTAGAACAACTCGTGCCTTGTGATTAGCAAATCTTTCTATCGCACGTTCAACATATTCCTCGTCTTTAAGCCACTTCGGATACTTCCGCATTTTTTGCTTGATTCTCCTTCGCACAATCATCAGAACAAACTCGTTTCTCGCTTCTCGAACTCAATCTCTTTTTTAAACCGCTCTTCCCATTGCGCCAGCGTATTGTCTGTACTCTTCATCTGCTTAAATTCATACAAGACGCCTTGAAACTCTTCCTTATTGTTGCGAATCACGCCATCATTCAAGCGTTTCAGCTCCGCCCACAAATCGGGGAAATCGCGATACAGGAGCTTTAAGTCTCGCACGCCTTGCATCGGGCAGATCCAGCAAGAGAGACGTGTGCGCTCTTTGTACAGCCCCCCCAATCGAATCCATGTTTGTAGCAGTATTGGAGTGCCTGCTCTTCTGTGATTCCCCACTCGAAGAGCGGGTAAACGTCGCCTTTCACACGTTTCGGCTCATCAGCAGCGATCCCGATATAAAGCTTCGTGTTCGCGCGGTTAAATCCATGCGCTTTCATAAACTCCTGCACCGGCTCGCGCTTTAGCATCGATGTACACCACCGATTTCTCATCGATGACCACCCGTACCCATGCATCCCGGCTCGCTTCCCTTTCTTTCGCAAGATGTGAAGCAGACCGTACTCAAAACTGTTCTTCGATTTCAGCACCGTCACTATTTTCCCGTACTTCTCTCCGATATACGCATTGACACGCTCGATATGCTCGTACATCTGTGGAAACTCCATCCCCGTATCGCAGAAGAGGATGTAGTCAATCCTCATTCCACGTTCAAGCATCATGAGAAGCAGCGCCGTACTATCTTTTCCACCGCTGAAAGAAACGATGGATTTCTTGCTATCTTCAATATGTTCACGATAATCACTCATCACATATTTCCCGATGGTGACATTGTTAGAAGTTTTGTTTCTTACCGACTTTTCATTCAGCCACGCCTTTACTTCTTTCGGAAGTTTAAGGAACGCTTGGTCACACTTCCTTGATAACTCGGTACTTGCCATTACAAACCTCCTGATTATAGTGACCTATAATTAACTCCTGAATAGCATCTACAGGATCAGAAGATATAGTCTTTAAGTATTCGTCTATCGATTCTTCCCTGCCTTCTGTAAGCGTAAATGCATTATCACATGTACAAGTGATTCTGAAATTTTTATCCTTCATTTCGGACCTCAGTTGATTTCAAAAACCAAAGCAGGAAGAATTTCCTGTTTTCCGCTCCATGGGTCAGTTTTTCCCTTGACCTCTTTCATTCCGACCATCCGGCATCCGGCTTTCTGCAGTTCCCATGCATTTCCGATCGCTCCCGTCCAGCCGGAGGAAAAGGTGAAGCGCTTCACTCCGTTTTCCTTGAGGCATGCGATGCAGCTTTCGGTCTTATCAATGTAGTTATAGAAGTTCAGATCTTCGTTTCCATTGTTCCGGGACTCTTCGTATTCGCAGTAGATGAATGCGAACACCGAGCCTTCCTTGTGGTAGCGAGCTTTCCATGCCTTGTAGGCGGTTCTGGCTTTTCCCATCCCTACTTCGTCCTTTCTTGCTTCTGCCTCGTCAAATGCCTGGTCGAAGGTCTTGTATTCTTCGTAGGCTTTTTCAAATTTATTAGTCATGGTGGTTTCCTCCTATTTACTAACTATTTCCTCTGTTGTATATATATTACTACATTTTGCTTAATTTGTAAAGTGATTCATTGTCTAAAATCGCATGTTTTTGACTTTGTATAGCAAAAAATTGGCAGCATAAATTTGAAATTTCATGATTTTTTTCTACCGCCAAGATCGGCATCAATTACACTCCCGTGCTTCCTACTCCGCCAGTGCGTTCACCAGTCGCTGTATCGTCATCTGTGACCTTGAACGGAATAAAGATCCCCTGACACACCTTGTCTCCGGTGTTAATCTGTACAGGTTCTTGCCCGAAGTTATACAGCGCAGCAATGATATTGCCGTCGTTATTTTCATTTCCGTAATAATCACTATCAATAATGCCTACACCGTTTGGAATTGTAAGATGCTTCTTAATCCCAAAAGACGAGCGATCGCAAATCATCAAAAACTCACCCCGTGGGAAGCGAGCTTTTACCCACGTCTTAATTTTGATCGTCTGTCCCGGCGCAATTACAACTGGATACGGGCAGAAGAAATCATACCCGGCAGAATATTTTGTGCTGCGTTCAGGCAGTCGGACAACAAACGGGCAACCTTTTACGACCTTGAAGAATCTGCCTTCGCCAACATTTTTTACATTATTCATTTTCATTTCCTCCTTTGAGAACGCAAACAGGTTCAGACAATCCGATAGTGAACGAAAGTAGCTCCTTGTCCTTTTTTAATTCCTCTTCGTTTTTGTATTTCTTGACGACATCTCCATCCACCATAAGGACGTTCTGTCTGAACAGTCCAACTTTCGCAAACTTAATAACTTTTGGGTGGCACAAATACATATCGCTTCCGATGATGATATTCATTTAAGTTTCCTCCTTTTACATTTCATCGCGCGCAACTTCATTAAAAATCTTTTTTCCGAATGAAGTGGCTGCATATACCTTACAAAATACCCGGCTTCTCGAAGTAAATGTCTCACATGATTCAATGTTGGCTGTTTTTTAGTTTTAAACATATTAACCACTCTTTACAAATATAAATCTATGTGATGATCGTGATACTTTTGTCCTTTGTAAACCCAATCTTTATCTACTATCTGATACCCGAAAACTTCCTTCTGCATGAGTTCTTTCACTTTTCGGATTCTGCTATGGTGTCTAGCCTCCGCTATGAACGGATCGTAATTTGCAGCAATGTATACAGTTTCTGCATCGCCGAAGAGGTTTAACGCTTCTTCAACGGTATTTGCGTGCATCCCCCTATATGTAATCATTTTTACTCCCCCGCAATAACTCTTCTTTTACACCAGTTTTTTAAAGTTGCCCTATCTCCAGGATTAACGCCAAGCAGCTCACACAAGCGCCATCTCGATGTGCTTCCACTGTACAAAGTCACATAGAGCATTAAGTATCGCCCCGCCAATGTGTTGAATGTAATGTACGTTCTGGATGTAGACGCATTAAGAAAAAAATCAATGGCTCTTTCTGCTTTCTCAACGTCAAACCCAGCAGGTAACACTCTTATGCCTTTGACAAACTCAATTTCATTCTTCTCCATCTTTACACCCTCGCGTTCGTTTAGCGTACCTCTTATAGATAGCTTGCGCCTCATTCTGATGAACGATATTCCACGTTCTGATAGGTTCAGCATTCATTCTATAGTCAATAAAATCATTTTGGTATAGGTGCTTTTTCTTTCCGTGTGCATACACATCATGACAATCTCGACACAGAAGGATTATGTTCTCAAGAGTGTCGCTACCATACTCTGAACGATAGCGAATGTGGTGATGATCCATTTTCCCGATAGATTTACCGCACCACTCACATCGAGGATAACCGTCACGGCTTGCTCTTCTGTCAACCATGGCACAAATTGCTTTATACCCTACAGGAGTAAGCCTAATTCGTTCTTCCTTGTCAATCTTCATAGCGTTCTCTTTCCCACTCATCTATGAGCTTCTTCCTTTCTTCGGGTGTTTTTACATCTAAGTGTTGCCGTTCCGCTTCTTCAACTAGCCACTCAAGCAGCCGGGACATTTGCTCTTTCGTGTATAAACTCGAACCCGTATAAGCTCGAATTTCCCAGTAGTCCCGATGCTTACTTTCGATCTCCACACACCACCCGATTCCGTGGCTTTCCCACTTCCTGCAGAAAGAGTCGTAAGCAAACGGCTTTACCGCTATCGTGTCAAATACGCCAACATTGCGAATTGCCGTCCGATATACATCTTCCTTCGTCGAGCGCAGTACATTTGCCAATGCATCACACACAACCCAGCAATAAGCATTTGCCGATAGCGATCGTTTGATTTTTAACTTTCTAGCCTCAACTATGCACTTTCCGGATTCGAGCAAATTCTTTAGTTCATCCATTTTGTCATTGGGCGTAATTAACTCTAACGAAACTGCTGTATATCCATAGTGCCTAGCAGGAGTGAAGCAATAGCGGTTTACTTTATCCCACTTCATTTTTCATTCACGGGCATATGCCGTACTTCATCAAGAGACTGTTCTTTTACAAGTTTATCGAGATACCATCCCGCCTTTTGTAAATCGACAACACCGCCCTTTTCTCTGTATCGCCATGTGTATTTTATGACCTGCCCTTTCAAAAAACCTCTATACTCTTCGCATGTCATGCTAGCCTTGATAGCTTCGATACATTCGATGTTCCCTTTGTAATAGTTGGGGTTGATTTTATCCGTTTTACATTCTTCGGTTATAGCCTTAACCGTGTACGGTGGACAATTTTTAGTAAATTCAATATACCCATCTTTCGAGCAGTTAACGGTTCTTCTGTTGTCAAATCGTACTTTGATGTAATATGACGTATCAGTCTCGTCATATCCAATTACTGTTCCTTTGCCAAATGCTTTACATTCCACTCTGGTGCCAATCTTGAACTCACTCATTTTTTACCTCCACTTCTGAAATAGTTACTCCCACACCGCTTTCTCCGGCATATGACTTTTTAACGATCAATGTTACCACCTGCTTGTCATCTCTATACGCAATGCCGTTTAGTGCATCCAGTATGATCTTTGCGACATTATCCACATCAGGTTTTTTGAGTGGATATTCCGCTTGATTTAGCATCCGAGTTTTTTTGATATTGGACGCTGATTGCGGTGGTTCAATATGCGCGAAGATTGCAACAATAAGCGGAACATCATCAGGGTATCTATAGTTTCCGCATTGCGCTTGATACTGGAGCTTGACTAGATTTTCATACGACACTGTTTCTTTCGGAGTATAAGCATAGCGCCCATTAAATTTAGGTCTTTGCTTAGCTTGTACTTCGCCAGCGATAAAAAACGAATTTATTTCTGACATACAAATTCTCCATGTTTTTCTACAAATCCCTTCAATACATCTGTAGCAAAGGTCAGTCCGCGACCAAATTCAGGGTTTATTTTTTCGCTATTTTGGGCTCCTTTCTTTAACCCATGAACAGTAGCATAGAATAAGCCTCTCGGAATACGAATTTCGTCATCACATGTGTCATCTCTTGCCTTGTCATACATTTCAATCACCCTTTCATAATCTCTTGCATTTCATCAAACCTGTGAACTGCCGAAACCTTTCTGAAACTCTCTCCTGTAAATCTGACAGGAAAACACATAGAGAAAATACGGTCGTAAATACGCTGATACCGTCTGTCGTCTGTTCGTTTCATTTCTTCAAGCGTGAGGTTTGTTGTGAGGATGAGTGGCTTTCCGCTTCTATAACGGCTATCAATAATGTTGTAGACGTTTTCAAGCACGTAGTCCGTGCTACGCTCTGCCCCGAAGTCATCAAGGATAAGCAGTTGCGGACGGTTGAGATTTTCGATAGTATCCTCGCAAACTCCTGTATTTCCAACTTTCGACAGGATCTTAATAAGAGACGTCATGATAACGGATACGCGGCGTTCCATTAACGCATTAGCAATAGCAGCAGCCGTATAGCTTTTTCCAGTACCCACATCGCCCCAAAACAGAAGTCCTTGCCCCTTCTTTTTTAGTTCTGAGAACTTCGCAATATACCTTTCAGCTACTTTGTATCCAAATGCGTTTCCTTCGCTTTTCGTATAGTTTTGCAAGCTGGCAGTGGAAAGCCGTGCATCTAGCAATGACTCTTTTTTCAACTTTCCTACTACTCTCATATCGTGTTCGTACTTCATTTTACGTTCTTTTGCCGCTTCTCTTTCCCTTTCGCAACGACACATAACCGGCATAACACGATTTACCATTTGCTTCGTGCCGTCCATTGCCGGAAACGCAACGACTCTTTCAATGTATTCGCCGCATTGGGGGCATCGTGCTAACTCCTGCATGTTTATCATCTCCAATCACTAAAGGGATCGTTTTCGTTTGTTTCCACAATTTGAGGTTGAGATTCTTGCTTTGATAAATAATCGGAGAATGGAGTGGATGCTGATAAAAACGTTTTGGGGTGCTTTATGTACGTCTGCTCCGTGTTAGTTTTCCTTACATAAGCGCAATAATTCTTGGCAGATTCAATAAGCTCATTTGGAGTCCAACCATCCGAAATTCGAGCTTTATAACACTTATATGCATCCGCTTTTCCAATCTTGCGAGGATATTCTTTCCAAAATTCCTCAAACTCTTTTGGATATTCATTTCGATTTTTCTTTGGCGGTGCTTCGGTTTCCTTCTGCTTTTCACGAAAACGTCTTACATATTCTCGATTTTTTGCAAGTTCATGCTCACGCTTATACCACCACTTTTGCCAAACAGCCCAATCATGTAACCGAATTGGCTCTACCTTGTCGAGATAGCCAACCTCGATTAACTCTTCGATAACCCTTTCGGGTTCAAGCAGTTTAGACAGTCCGACATTTAACACATCTGCTACATCCTCTTTGCTTGCATCTGTTTCTCCGGCTTCGTTGGCATTGTGCATCCCCCACAGCCAGAGGCGTACAAGTATGCCCAAGGCTTCGTTTTGACTGCAACCTAACGCTTTAGCTAGTCGTCGCAATTTTGCCCCCATAACCGTTTCGTGTACCGAGATCCATACCATTTCGTCTCCTATTGTTTGTTGATAATGTCCTGAATGCCGATAACGTGTGAAAGTTTTTTGTAGTGTCTACAGCATGCACACGCTCCACATTTACGCGGCATGACTTTTCCTTTTTTTACATCAATGACACGTTCGAGATTGGCTTTAACGCTTTCTAGTGCATCGTCGAGATAATTCTGCGTTATCTGAATTACTTGGATGTCAGGCTCGTACTCCTTCGATGCCGCAGCAATATAGAAAGGCAACTTCTTCCCGGTATTCTTTTCCACGACTGCCTGATAAATGGCCCCCTGAATGTCGTAGCCCCAATATCTAATAAAGTCCATGTAGCCAAACTGTCGCGAATAATACATTTCACGAATGGACTGCATTACCTTGAGGTCAACAATACAGACACCGGGAAAATAACTATCCATTTTTATCTTCCACGGAATTCCAAAGAGATCCGCCGTCATAATAACCTGCTTGTCTCCAGCAAGATATTTTAAGAAATACTCATCTTTGTTAATGCGGTTAATAACAGACTCCGCTTTCACAAATTCTGCTTTTAGCGTGCCGTCTTTCTTAAAAATTTCAGGATGCTCCGCTTTGAACGGTTCGAGAGTCCCTTCGTAATAGTGATCGACATAAGAACCAATCATCATTGCATTGTTCATGCCTTCCGACCACGTTCCATTCATTTTTTTCATGGCGCAGAACTCGCAACCTGCATGACCGGGTGTGCCAACAAAATCCTTATACTGCGATACGCTCATATATTCTTTATTTGCTTCGCTGCTATAGTACGTGCTTTCTTCCAGTTTCAATTTCTAAACTCCTCCATTTCTACTTCTGTAGTCTTATTTTTTGTTTCTTCGTAAGGTATTTGATTGAACTGCGGTTCTGTTACTTCGTTTTCAAGAGTAAAATTATCGGGCTGATTGTCGCCGTAACTTCCATTTCCGTTCGCATCGAATGTTTTTTGATCTGCTTCAATGGCACGCTGCATACTAACGGAAAGGACTCCCCACCGGGAAAGAAGCAGTTTCAAAACCGTTTTCTTTGCCATCGTATCAAAGTTAATGCTCCATTGACTTGACTTTGTTTTTTCGTACAAATCTTTACGATAAGCACTAGAATACTTTTTGGCGTGTTCAGTTATTTCCGCTTTACTCATATACAGTTCTTTCACAAACCCACTTTTTAACCGAAACCAAGCATAATACCCAACAACTTTATTAAAATCTTTGTTTTTTCTGTCCTTACAAGAGGAAAAGTTTTCGGTAAAAATGCACTCTCCTGTGATGGGGTTGTACATTTCCAGTTCATCCGCATAGACTTCCGCGCAATTCATTTTTTCATAAGCGCCTGTTCTGATAGCTAACTGAATATAACCTTTGTACATCATCTGAAACTGGCAAATGTCGTTATACGGAACAAGAGCGGAAAACCCCAGATTAGAATCTACAGGTAAATCAATAGATGCCGCTACCATTGCCGCCGCCATAATCGAATTAGGATTACAGTGTTTAAGTCTGCCGTTGTTTGCTACTGCGTTAATGATAGAAATCATAAACTGCGGTGCTTTCCCTCCAAGCGCCATGCTAAACCTAGATTTTACATCGTCAGTTTTCATGAGTTTTTTAACTTCGGCTAAAGCGTCATTATTTGTAGCAATTTTTGTATTCATTCTTTTCTCTCCCTTGCGACCTCGAACTCTTCACCTGTGATTTCCATAAACTCATCAATGGATAAATTTTGCACACAATCTTCGCAAACGTCCCCTTTGATTCCATTTATATATTTATCTCCATCACAAATAGGTGCTCCGCAAATGCAGCATTCATAAATCCCTTTGGGCTCGGGTTCATATGGACACCCTGGGAAATGTTCAAAAACTCCTCCACAAATTTCACACATACTAGCTCCCTTCCGACTTCTCCGTATAGTTGCAGCTACTATGACGGTAAAATCTGATTTCTGTTGTAAAAAAATTAGAGATATGCTCCTTCAAGCTCTCTCGTGATCTCTTTCTTCCTGTTTAAAATGTATCGGCTATATTCGGTTGAATGAATTCCCATTTGCCAAAGTCTTGTTGCTTCTGACAATCCCATGTTGTAAGACATAAGAAGATAGTTTTCGTCGATACAATGCTCTTGTAATTCCGCAAGATAATCAATACCGACTAAAATGTTATCTACTGGATAATTTTCAATGTCAGCGTGCATGCGTTCAATGCGTGCCTTGTGCCAGCCCGGAACAATCTGCATGTATCCGATCGCTCCTGCATGATTATTTCTTGCTTCGGCATGGTATCCACTTTCTGCTTCGATAATCGCAAGCACTAATGAATACGAGACATTATAACCGTGGCAAGCATACCATGCTCGCTTTTGGGTTCTAACATCCATCTTGCCACCTTCAGCCGCAAATTCAGTAGGAATCTTGTACTCTTTAAAGCCTTCCTCCTGAATATGTGCTTCCGCAATCATTTTAGGGTTTGAGTCCGTAGGTTCAGGCACATCTTTGTTAGCCCAAACACAAGAAACCCCTACGCCCACAACAACTGCTAAAGCAGTTGCCTTAAAAACATTCTTCCACTTGATCCTTGTCCTTTTCTTCAAGATGTTTTCCTCCTGCCATAATGGAAATGTCCAATCCGGAATATGTTTCATACGCTTTTTCAAATTCTTCCCGGCTATTGAACCCAAACTCTTCTTTCAGGTATGCTTCCATTCGGGCTATTTCATCCACGATAATCATCCTCCGTCCAGCTTACATTTAAAACGTCGGAGATCATTCGGTTCGTTGGTGGTGCAATGAGCTTACCACTCACTACTAACGACACATACGGTCTACTACGTCCAATTTTTTTCGCCAGCTCTGCGACCGTCATATTTCTTTCTAGCATCGCGATTTTCACGCGAACTGACCACGATAGTTTCTTGGCTTTTTCCATAATTTCCCTCCTTTCGCAACGGAACTCTCAACTTTTGTACAGAACTATGCTACAATACTTGTATACAAATGTTATGTAAGAATTATATATATAATTCTTTGCCATATCTGTATATCTATATATTGTCTTTTGTTTTGTACAACCATATTATATACGAAAGTAACGTAAAAATCAACTGCAATAAACGTATTTTTCCAACTTCAAGGAGGATCACTATGTCACCTGTGGTTCAGCGTATTTTAGATTTAATGTATGAACATCATGTAACAGCCGCAAAATTAACTTCTGATCTCGGAATTTCCCATACCGCTGTTACGGATTGGAAAAAGGGACGTGGATCACCTAAGGTTAATACTATCGCTGACATTTCGCGATATTTTAACGTATCTACTGACTACATTATTACAGGTGCGGAATCAAAAAACTTTGCCATTCCATTTGCTACAAAACTGGATAAAATGTTAATCAGTAAATTTCACAAGCTCCCCGAAGAAATTCAGCAGGAAGTTTTAAGTTATATTGACTTTAAAATAGCTCAAACTATTGATGCCACCAGTCGCAAGGTATCATTATAAATGTTGATTTTAAGAAGGGAGTGAGAATTTATGACTAATCCGCGTGTTGCCATTTATATCCGTGTTTCGACAACACATCAGGTTGATAAAGACTCACTCCCTATGCAGCGTCAAGATTTAATCGCGTATGCAAAGCTCATGCTTCACACTACCGACTGTGTAATCTTTGAGGATGCCGGATACTCGGGAAAAAACATGGATCGCCCACGCTTTCAATCCATGATGAAGCAAATTAGGCAAGGGCTTTTTACTCATGTCCTAGTTTGGAAAATTGACCGCATTAGTCGTAACTTGCTTGACTTTGCCAGCATGTACGAGGAATTAAAATCTTTAGGTGTTACGTTCGTTTCCAAAAATGAGCAATTCGATACCTCTACCGCTATGGGCGAAGCAATGCTAAAAATTATTCTTGTATTCGCTGAACTTGAAAGAAACATGACAAGTGAGCGTGTAACTGCAACAATGATTTCAAGAGCTTCGAACGGACAATGGAACGGTGGGCGCGTCCCTTTTGGCTATAGCTATGATTCCGAAAAGAAGGAATTTTATATTAACGAAAAAGAAGCACCTATAGTGCGCTTAATCCATGATACCTACGAACAAAATAGTTCTTTGCTTAACCTTACTCGCATTTTAAATGACAGTGGTTATAAAACTCGTGCAGGAAATGAATGGTCGCCTATTTCCGTACGAATTATCCTAAAAAATTTCTGGTATACCGGATGCTATCAATATAATCGACTCAAGGATGGATGTCGTCAAAAGGAAAAGGATCAGTCTGAATGGGTAACGATACCAAACCATCATCCGGCATTGATCTCTTTAAAGCAAAAGGAACGAATTGTAGAAATGCTTCGCTCAAATTACAAACTCATTGCGGCAAACAACATTTATTACACGTCAAACAACGTTCATGTCTTTGGTGGTTTGGTTACTTGTGCATATTGCGGCAGACGCTACATTGCAACTACAGACACAAAAAAAGGCTGGAAAATGGGGCGCTATGGGTGCCCGACAAGGCGGTACAGTAAAACAAAATGCTTAAATAAATCCATTTCCGACCTAACCCTTGGTGACTTTGTTTTTAACTACTTTGTTAATCTTTTAAAAGTACAGAAGCACGCTAAAGAGATTACAACGACAGATGAATTGCAACGCCAGTTATTATCGGGATATACTTTTAGCTCTGTAAAAGGATTATCGCCTCAAAGTTTATTAGATACCTTGCGTCTGATTCATACGCTTAACCCCAGTGAAAAGATATACGGTAAAACTAAAGCTATAAAAAAAATTGCAAAGCCTGACAAGCAACTATTTACACTACGTGCAAAGCAAAGCAAGCTAAAAAGGGCATTAGATCGCTTGACTACGCTATACCTTTACAGTGAATCGTCTATGTCAGAAGCAGATTTTGTTGCTAAAAAAGCTGAAATTACAGATAACATAGCTAAAACGGAAGCGGAAATTTCAGAGCTTGTAAAAACTGACATACACTCGGATATTACTGATTCTGAATTTTTGAGAAAAGCTAGTGAATTTGTTATTTCCCAGCAGCTTGCTTCCAGGAACTACATTAGCTACGAACGTTTAGCACGCACTGTAGACGTAAATATCACGCGCGAATTTATTGTAGGAACTATCGAACAAATCACCGTTCGAGACGGGCATATAGACTCCATTCTTTTCCGCAACGGTTTATACCACAAATTTATTTATTAGTTTGCAGGAGGTTTATTTTGATTAGACACTCCAGTTATCACTATAAAATAGCAATTACTATTGTTGCAGTTCTTTTCACGGGGATGTGTTTTTCCGGGTGTAAAGATAAGCAAGACGCTCCCTCATCCGCTTCGGTATCCAGTCAGCAAGAGAAGATTTCTGATCCGACAAAAGCCAGTGAAAAATCAGTGCTTGCTAAACTTCTAAGCAATACAGATGGCTCGGACACTGCAAAAAAAGAATATGTAGAAACAACGGCTTCCGATCTAATGGACGACTTGAACACTAACGCACTACGTGCAAAGAAAAAATATAATAACCGCAATGTTGCTATTAAAAACGCCAAAATTGATGTTATTGACAGCAACGGCGATTATTTTACGGTATGTCCGCCCGAAGTGGATGTGCAAATTATTCCAATCCTGATAAACATACAATCAGAGAAGCAAAGAGAGCAGTTGTCCAATATGGATATTGGGCAGGTTATAACCATTTATGGGACTGTTACACACGTCGGGGAGTCCATGGGATATGCCATCGATCTTGACAACTTCGAATAGCAGATAATAAAAAAGAACCGGGTTTTATTGCCCGGTTCTTTTTATTTTATAGAATCACAATGGATAATGCATCGCCAGGTTCGGAAGGAAAGCTCATATCAATCAGAACCTTTTTATTGATGTCTTTATCATAAGTTGCCCAAAGGTATGAAGTGACCTTTGTCATAACACAGGAGCGGAAGCTCAGTTCATTTTCTTCATACTCATCTATATCATCTTTAATTCTATCCCATTCATAAACATCTCGGGCTTCTGTGAAAAGAATTTTTGCCCCCTTTGGAAGACTTTCAAGAATCCTGTTAACACTTTCGTCCCTTCGACTTGGACGGTTTGGTTTGGATGCTAACACCCAAGCCATTTTTTCATTCATTTCTGCTTTTGTCATGGTTCCTCCTGCCTCTTCTATCTGTCATTCATTCCTCTCGGGCTTCTTGCCCTTGTTCTACTGTTGGGGTTAATAGTCCGCCAGATTTACATGGTAGAGGCGCTGCACTCTTTCTCCTGCATTAATGATCTGATCTCTCACTTCGTCTTCGTTCAGGAGTCCGATGATTTCATAGTCCTCCGCTTTCTGTGCCGCAACATTGTGCAGGCGCTGTGGCAGGCTATCTGAGCTGCTCTGTACCTTCATTTTGAATGCTTCGAAGTATGCCTCGTATACGGTATTCAGTGCTGTTTCTTTCATTTCGTTGATTGTCATAGTGGTTTCCTCCTATTTACTAACTATTTCCTTTGTTGTATATATATTACTACATTTTTCTTCTTTTGTAAAGTGATATATTTACATAAACAGATAAAAATAAAAGGCATCTCGTTATTAGAGATGCCTGGCTATTCATTTGTCAATTTGTATTAACTCCTCAGGTGGCTTACCTTTATTTCCGGCAATCAGTAGCGAAAGCATGAGATTTGCTGCATAGTTAAACCCAGCCTTAAATCCGCACAATTCGTACTCTGCGGCAGCATCGATCATGAGTGAATATAACTGATCCGATTCTTCCGGTATTGCTCGAAAAAGCTCATTTTTAAATTCTTTCGTTAAACTAATGACATCAGGGCTATATCTTTCTTTTGGTGTGCTATTGTTTACGTAATCACAAAAATAATCATTCGCCGTTCGGACACCTTCCATTCTTCCTACTCTCCTTTTAAAAATCAATAATAACTCTAAGAAACTTTCCTCCTTTCTTACTCTTAAAACAGTTAGTATGCTATATTTTTCTTGCATTATACGCTTAACGGTTAACATTTGCAAGAAACAATTTTTTTAAATGTGTATACTGTCATTTCTCAATTTACGTATATTATTATATATATAATATAATAACTGTATATACCCTTACAGTAAACCTTACTGTAAGCCTTACACAATGCGCCGATTATGTGTATTTATACAAAACCAGTTAATAATAAGACGTATAACTTGTATATTGTGTATTTTTTGACATACTTTTATTTATAGTTCAGCCGTTTCAAAATTGCTGTAAGATTTTGTAAGTCTTACAGTCATGCTTACTGTAAGCCTTACAGTCATACTTGCTGTAAGCATTACATTGTATAATTGTAATATTTTCAACAAAGACACATATATATTTATACAATGTAAGCCTTACATGACCCCTTACGGTAAGGTTTACTGTAAGCCTTACATAAAAAAACGTCATTATAATTTTCAATTCCCATAAATAAGATTTATCGAACATATAAAAAACTCTCACCTAAATTCAGGTGAGAGTTGTAACATATTTTAGTAAATTGCTACTTTGCATATCGTTCCCATGTTTCAGGAAATGCGGAGTTCTTTGCGCCCTTCTTCCAGCCACAATAGTCATCGGCAATTAAAAAAGGTATATCATCTTTATAAATTGTAAGCGCAGGTGACGTTACAACTGGCACGTGAGGACATGTATCCGTTGTCCGGATTAGAGATACCTGCTTTCCAGCGACAGAGAAAGAAGAAAGTCCTCCGTCATGCGGACATTTTATCGTCATCACTTTTTTAAAATATTCAAATTGAATTTCATAACCTTTAAAAAGAGGTACGACATGCCCATTTGTTTCCACTTGGAAAGCAGACGCAGTAGAACTTATCAAAAGCAAAGCACAAGCAACACATAATGTCTTTACCTTCATTTTATCCTCCTTCATAACGTTAGCCGTATATTTTATTTCCTCTTCATTCTACCTTACTTCGGGCAATAAAAAAAGAGGGCTAGTTTCCTAGCCCTTAAAATTAATTCGTTGCTTCGTAAATTGCGAGTGATCCGGCAACAAAACACCATACATTTCTTTGCCGCTTAGCGAGATTTCGCTGATGTTGCAGCGTCTTTACCTGTTGCTCTAACATCGTTAAGGATTCCTCCAATTTTGCGATTGTCGCTTTTGCATTCATCAATGAGACGTTCACATTCTTCAAGTTCTGCCTTGCTTCTGTCAGCAGATTCTTTGCTTCGTTCAACTGCTCCAATGCCTCTGTCAAGCTCTTCTCCTGCTCGGTCGAGTTTTGAGTCAGCACTTTCAGCTTCGTTTCGAGCGTCATCAATCTGCTTTCCTTCGTCTTGTACGTATTCTCTAGCTCGGTCAACTGTGTTTCCGTTATCGTATACGTTTGTTCCTGCGCATAAGAAGTAGGCAATGACAAGCACGCCGATAAGAATAAACACAAAATCAAGCCAGTTATGAACCTTGCGAAATTTCCACCCATCCATGATTCACACCTTTCCTTAACTGTAATCCGTTGAATTTTTGCGAATTTGGGGTCATATAGGCGTTTCCTAGCTCTTTTTGATAAATTACGCATTAGCCAGCTAAGACGCCTGTAAACCCATTTAATCGCTTTCCAAGTACCATTGCGCTTTTCCGCGAAGCACGTTTCCCCCACTCATCCATGTATCATCATCGTGCAGTACAGCTAAATCCCATCTTTTGTCAGGATCATCTGATTCAAGGTCATAACCGTCTATCATCGCAACTTCTGCATGAGTAAGGAAATGCTCACTATCGATCGGAATGTCAAACACTTTCGCTATTTTTGCCATTAACATAGCGAGGGATTCAATTTGTTCATCTGTGGGAGCTTCTTCTCCTAATCGTGCATACAATCCGCCCTCGCTGTCGAAATACGCTTCCGCTTCATAACATGCACACAACGCAATAGCTATACTTCCTTCGTTTCTCTGCCATGTTGCGGCAGGTGTCTCTGTCAGCGGTCTAGTGTTTATGATTTCCCCGTCTCCGTCAATGCAATAGTGATAATCGCTAAACGTAGTGTAGCGATGTCCTGCTGTCCAGTGCAAATAAACTTGTACAGGAAAAGGATATTTATAAAACGATGGTCTAGCTTTCTTTAGTTGATTTTCAATTTCTTCCATACTCATTTAGCATCATCCCTTCTATTGAGCGGTATTGGTGGAGTGCCTGTCCCGCCTCGCTTTGCTAACACTTCTGCAGCATCGGGGCGTCCATCATGATTTTTGTTTACGCAAAACACGGAAACAAACGTGACGGCAGCAACAACGGACGGCTTAGAAAGCTCATCGGTGATTCGGAGAAGCTTGTCAATGTCAGGAACGTCCGTCAGATACCACATGTAAAGCCATGCGATGACATTCAGCAAAACTAGCGACAAAAGACAGCCGCCATAGATGTAAACCACCCTCATGCTCGTTCGCGCCTTTGAATTTATAAAGCTCATTGCCTTTTTTGTTAATTGTTCAATCATCTACTTTGTCTCCAAATCACGAAGATCTTTTAGCATCGCTGTTCCCTGCCCGTTACCGCCCAGTTGATGATAGGCTTCATAGACTTCTTCGGCGATAGATTCATCTTCGTATGTAATAAACCCCCTGGACTTTGACTCGCGGTGAACTCTGCGAAGCTCGATTTTTAGAAGCGCACGAGTTCCTTTTTCCATCGCCTGTTGCCGCTCGGACAAGGCTTTAGATTTATTCCAAAAATACCCTACGGCAAAAGAAGCCGCCGTCAAAAGTGCCTGTATAATAAACCCATGTAAAATTCCATCCATAATTCACCTCATAAAACAAAAACGCCCTATCGATTGATAGGACGTTTTTAATTATGTGCCTCTACGCTACATTAGGTCGTAGGCGTAGTGCCACCGCCACCTGTAATTGCCTGATAAGGACTTGCTGTAATGTACGCCGGAGTCGGGTACGGACGAAGCTGATTAACCAGTGCGGCGCTCTGCATCACTTGAGACAGATTGAACGTTGCGGACTGGAGATCGCGGTCACGGTCTGCCAGTTTGTCGCGAAGTTCCTGAATCGTGTTTGCAGTAATCAGAGCACGAGTCTTCTCTGCTTCTTCGTGAATAGCACTTGTAATAGTGCATGTGTTCTTATAGTTCTCTGCCTTAACGCTGTCAATATTGCGGTTAGTTTCGCAGCAGCATTGCTGTTGCGAAAAACGGTTCTCCGCAAGCTGACTACCGAGGGCATAGTTTCCTTGCATAACGGTTTTCTCAAGTCCTGCCTGCCCTTGGAGCATGGTAGTGTTAAGAGAAAAGGTTGAATCAGAAAGCCCGTAGCCAAGCCCGCGAATCTGAGACATCTCATCTTGGTGATTAAACCCTGCCTGCATCTCTGCCTGTGTCAGTCCGGCGCGGTTTCCAAAGCCACCCCAGCCGCCACCGCCCATCAAGGCGAAAATCACGATAATCCACATGAACCACATGCCGCAGCTGTCTCCCCATCCGTTTCCACCTTTTTCGTTCAGGTTCCAAACAGGGGCAATACCTTCATTACCTTCCATTTTCATACCTCCTTCAAAACTTGATATATAAAACCCTAGCTAGAGGTTTAAGCCAAAAGAAGAAAGGAAGTCTGAAAACTGCTTTTCGTTCATGCCACGTTGTCGAGCCAAGTTCTGTGCGATGACCTTTAACTCATCATCACTTTTGCCTTTCCCCATCTGCATAGCCCGTCCCATCAGCGGATTGCTATTAGCCATGCTGCTTAACATCGCCATGGGGTTTTGTGCCTGCTTTAGCATTCCGATCAGTTGCATTGGATTCATTTTCTGCGCTCCTTCCTTGTAATTCCCGAACCATCAATTCCAATTCATTTACCTTCTCTTCCAGTGATTCCACGGGATTTTTGATAGGCTTTTTAGACAGCTCATAGATTTTATAGACAGGATTTCCATTTAAATCTATTGATTTTTCGTAAATTCTGCCTTCGGATGGGGAAGGGAAATAGGCAGCCGTTCCATCAAGCATAACCTGCGCCGCCTTTACCTCTTCAACGCATGTAACGGTTCTTCCTCGAAGCGGAGATACCTGTTGCTGCATCTGTTGTTGCGCCTGTAATTGCTGTGCTTGATAGCCCTCCAACTGATTTAAGCGTGCTTGCATCTGCGGCACTGCACCATAGTACGGATAATCTAAACCATACATCCTATCTCCTCCCTTCTGCCTGTATCATACGACAAAAGGGAAAAGAAAAGGTGTACATGATTTTGCCATATTATGCCAAAATATCCCTCATGAAATGTACAAATTGTGTATCCTGCTATACATTCTTACATGCGGTATTTTGAGATAGCTTTGTATATTTTCATTGCAACACGGTCAGCAATTTTAGCCATGCCACTTCTTGATATTCCGCTATCGATTGCTATGAGTTTAAAGCTCTTACCTTCAAAAATTCTCATCTTAATATATTCCAGCTCGTCAGGCGTAAAAATTGCTGACTTCAAAACGGCATTCATCTCTTCCCTGTCTACCGCTCGAAGCCAGTCTTTTACGACCCTTCGATATTCACGCATTTTAATAACCTTCTTTCCTTCGGGTTAAACCTTACAAAAATACAATTCGAGGCTCAGACGCGCTTCTTGCCCCGACATTCAAAGCCGTGTAGGCGGCTATTGCACTACCGTTGACGGATCGAGAACCGCAATTCACGCCGTCCGACCAAAAACCACCAATTCTTGGCAACCACAAATTGCCATAGCTGTTACCACGATTTACATCATCGACCTTCGCATCATAAGACGATGACCCCCAGCTAGATCCACCTGCCATACCGTAGTTATTCGTCCACTGCCACATGAATCCAGTTGGATCTTCAAGTCCAATATTTGAAATACAACGAACATTATTCGTGTAAACATGACCGCCAGTTGTATTCCAATCTTTAGACTCGCTAATGTTGACCCCTTCTTGACAACCTTTAAGCGCATTGAAATACTCATGCAAATAAGGAAGTCTCATTTTTTGTTTTGCGAGAGTTTCGGTAAACCAAAGCCCATGCGCTTTCGGTGTGGATGTCCCATCCAAAACAACGCCGTTGTATTTACTTACAGCGCGACCATCTTCATAAGACAGAAGATAAATGCCGAGCCATACGTCATCGTCTTCGTCATACACCATGCCCTCGTTGTCCCCTTTGCAACGATGCAGTAAATCCCACATGGACGCAGGAAGAATATCACCCGCCACGTAGTCCGAAAGTGGATGGTTTTCTATTGTACCAACATCAACGCACAAGCAGTGGAATCCTCCGATCTTGCGACACGTTGCGGTAGTATACCCTACTGGATTGTCTTTGTTGGCAGACAGAACAAACTTCAAAACTCCGTCTGCAACGCAAGCATAAATATAGAAATCTTTACCTGCTCGATTAGAAGCCGTAGCGTAGGTGCTATCATCCCAATCGCTTTCCGATGCAAGATTTAAAGAACCTGCTCCGTCATAAACGGCTCCACCAATGGCGAGTACCGTTTGTGTAATGGAAATTGTAGTCTTTGCTGATGATGGCAATGCAACTCGATGATATGCGTTCGGACTAATATACCCGGCGTAAAACTCATTCGTTTGTCCGTTACCTTTAGAAACGGTGACTTTTCCGTTATCGTTAGTGACATTCGTAACCACCTGTTCCAATTTCTTTAAGATGGTGGTGGAGAAATTCGGGTCATCCCCCAAAGCCTTAGACAATTCTTTCAGCGTGTCCAACGCTTCCGGCGCGCCATTTACAAGGGCATTCACCACGGCATGAACAAACTTTGTACTTGCAATAGCATCCGAATCAGTTTCCGATGCCAATGTTGGGACGCTTGTCTCTCCGCTTGCAGTGAGTTTGCCAGAGAAGGTGGTCTGCCCAGTTACCGTGCCGCCAGTCAGTTTCAAATAGCGAGTATCAATAGACCTCCAGTCGTCAAAGGTGTATGTCGTCGTAGCATCTACTGTTGTCTCCGTGGCGAGGCGATAAAACGAAACGCCGTTTGCGTCAACAACTCGCTGCAAAATAGAGGTATTATCTTCACCTTTACTGTAGATCGGAACAACATCCAAAAAAGCGGGGTATAGAATGCCTACTGGCATTCCATTACTGATCTCGCTAAAATAATAACGTCCATATTGTGTTAATTTGTTTACATCTGCATCACTCTTGTCGTATTCTTGCCCAGTTGTAACCCTTTCGCGCAATTCATTTATTGCTTCAAGATTAACACTGATATTTCCATTTACACCTGTAATTAAAGAATTCAATAATTTTATGTCATTGATATTCTTATCAACTTGTGTTTGTTGTCCGTTAACGGTGTTTTGGAGCGTCTCGATAGAGGAAGAATTGGAGGCGATACTGCCTTCATTCGTTTCTGCTTTTTTCAGTGCTTTATCTGCTGTTTCTTGTGCAGCGTTAGCCTTGCTAATTCCGGTATTTCCAAGTTCAGTAGCACGGTCAGCCGTAGACTGTGCGTTCTGCGCTGCATTCAACGCAGTTCGCGCCGCTTCGCTTGCTTCAAGCCCAGTTTTAAGCGCTTTCGATGCCGTTTTCTGTGCAAAATACGCATAATTTCCGATATCGTTGATAACGTCTTCGGTCTGCTGCTCAAAAATCAGCCCCGGCAATACGCCTTCATCGGGAACGTAGTGAAATTCAAAAAGTTTCTCCGTTGGCTGTTCAGGGCTAGGATCAGGTTCAGGTTTAGGATTGGGATTAGGCTCTACAGCTTTCGCTATAAACACCTCTGCTTTAGGCGTATTTGCCGCTTCGGACGTATCACCGAATACATCTACGCCAACGCCTTCTAGCTGATATTTGTAACCTTCCTGCGCTCCATCATACTCCGTAGACGTAACCCCCTGCCCCATCGTGAGCGTATCTGCCACCTCAACGCCTGACCAATCCACTTCGTTATCGGCTTCAGCCTGAACCTTCTTAATACGAATCACTGCATGATGCAAACCGTTCAAATCCCATGAAATAGCAATGGTGGTTTTGTTGTTTTCTTTCTTCGCGGAAGCAGAAAAATTAAGAAGTTGAGTGGAAATTTCTCCTCCTCCGTCAGTATCTACCCCTTTGGCATATGTGATAAAAGCGTGGAGCGGCGGGTCGTGCTTCAAGTTCCCATGGGTGATAAAAGCGTGGAGCGGCGGGTCGTGCTTCAAGTTCCCATGGGTGATAAAAGCGTGGAGCGGCGGGTCGTGCTTCAAGTTCCCATGGGTGATAAAAGCAATACCAGGAGAGTTTCTTTGCTCTTCTGTTGTTACTTGCGTTTCATCAGCCATATGTTACACCTTCTTTGCTTTGAATGAGACGGATGTATTTGCTAAATTATCGATTGGCATATTTTTCATAAATGTAACGGGCGTAATCGCATTATTCGTAATGGATTTTGTGGCACTCGTGAGATTTGAGCCATCTTTGATGATGGATGCTTCCATAGAATTTACCTTCTCACTGTCATAGCGAATGTCATATGCGGCTACGCTGACAGAAGTCACGGTATCTGTACCGACGGTATTTTTAATATCATCAATTTTGAGAGATTGGGTGAGCACTTGATCCGCTTCGGTTGCTTTCGCTTCGCCGTCAGAAATACCGCTCCATGTACCAGTCGGTTCACCAAGGGGGACAACAAGAACGCTCTCATCACGAATGTCCTGATCCGAGATAATGATGTTACTGACATAATCTGCTTGCGCTCTTATTTTAACAGCGTCAAAGCTGCTAGCCGTAATTTGAGTGTTATATGCTTTTACTAAAGTATTATCTGCAAATAGCTCAACCACTCCTTTTATACCAGTCTTGATATGCAGCAAAATGGAATAAAGTTTCCTTGTATCAAAATTCATTATGTTTTGATGGTCTTCATCACCGATCATCACGCCTAACATCCCGAAATAGCTTTTATATAAGCCTATGTTAGCCTCATCTTTACTAACATAAATATTAAAATAACTAGAACTGCCAGCCTCTTTAAAATAAACATTACATTTGATGTAAACCTCCTTCAAATTGGGTAAATCTATTTTTCCGTAGCCTGTTTGTCCACCAATGCACACCCCATTCTTTGGGTTGTAGACTTTACTTTGAGTCGTTCCCAGTTTTTCATCCAGCAACTCACCATATCCAGGATTTACATATTTCCACATACTACTCCTCCTAATCATCTGCTTTAATCAAAAAACGTACCGTCGCATTTACAGGGCGGTTCTCATCTGCCGTAGGGACTACACGCGAGGCTAACCTTATGATAAAACCAACATAATACTTGTGGATTCGACACCCAACGAGCCGCTACAATTAGTTGTTATCTTAATTGTGCTACCCTTTGCGATGTTTGCAACGAGATCAACAGCATTAGATTTTGTAACGCTATAACCCCAATAATGTCCTTTTGAGCCACTTTTTGTAACACTGGCAGACATTGTAATATTGCCGACATTGGCAACATTTACAACATTTTCCCCCCATTGACCTCCGTCGTTGGCTTTAGAAAAATTAGTATCCACAAAACAGGATATTTTTTTTACGTTAAATGGCGCGTTAAAACTTACCGTCCCATTTTTTGAAATAAGAAAAGAAAATGCACTAGCCCCTGATACGTTTGCAATTTCTTGATTTACGCTATCCTTGAGATCCTTAATAGTTTTATCAAGTTCACTTCGTGGATATACGCCCAAAAAATCAGCCAATGATTCCCAGTATTCAGAATTAGCCTGTGGCGGTTGAACCCCATTTGTTGAGTCTTTTCCGTTTTCTTTAACGCAAATCCATAGCGCATTATTAAACCATATAAGTGCAGGTGAAACGTAATTAAGTTCTCTAGAATACGTAAACACGCCACCACTTTGCCCGAAGAAAGCAAACATGCTAAGAAGGTTAAAAATACCATTAAAATCCTTTCGGGACGGCGGTAGCCCTCCGATCGAAAGCGGCGTCTCTGTGATTTGCGGAAAGCCGAGTGAAAAACTGGCGTCCCCCTTCCCTTCCGTACCATTCTCCGGAATGGTGTTTTTATTCCCATTCTGTGCAAACGGCATAGGAATGAGAGTAGGCTGTGTAGGTTTCATTCTGTCATCACCTCGCTAGAACTAAAAAAGCGTCCGCAGTCAAAGGGCTGCAAACCGCTTCCTAAAAAACCAAATATGGAGCTTTCGTCAATAGCAAGAAACTCCCATCCGACACCTGCGTTCAGCGTCAGCAAGCCACCCGCTTGAAAGGTGGCTTTTTCTTCTGTTGTCAGGTCTTTATTCGTATACCATCGTACATGCATCGGATATTTGTTGTAGTGCTTTCCGTCCTCTTCACCCTCATGAATAATGGCATAGACTTTTATATCATCATTCGGAAAAAGAATATTTGTCATCTTATTCAGCGTGGCAAGACTTGTATCCGTGATGTTTGCAAGAGCTTTGTACTTTAAGAGACTGCGATATAAGTCATCACTCAGGGTAAAGGATTGATCTTTAAAAGAAAGCGTGCGCTCGATTCCGATAATGCGCCCCAGCACATCCAATCCTTTTCCAACCGCTGTATCAAGGCGCATCACGTTGTCAATAAACAGGCGAATGTCTGCTGTAGGAGAAATTTCATCGTGAAACTTTTCAAGGAGTCTGCATATCGTGACACTGTGCGAATATTGCGACTGGATGTAGTTCTGCGGTTCTTCTCGAATGTCGGGATTCGCTCGAACGTCTGTCGTGGCATGAAAATTCATGAAATCACCTCAATTTCGATATTCTCCTTCGCAAGCGTAGGGAGCTTGTCGAGCGGTATTTCCAGTTTATCGCTATACGTTCCACTTGCCGCAGGAAATTTAATTTTGATGGTTTGTAAGTTCTCTACACCTGCAAGGATAACGGACTTATAAAAGCGACTGGCATAAACAGTTTGTCCCATCTTCACTCTGCCATGCTCTGCTTCCTGTCCCTCAAAATTTTTAACCAATGCACTTCGAATGTCATCCTTAAATGTAGCTGATGTTTGAGGCGTCTTGACCATGGATATTTTGATACCGAAGGGAACTGTTTCCGGAATTTCATAATAATAATCATGGTTGCTTCCGACGGTCGGGTCTTTGATGGTTACTTTCGTATTTCCAGCGAAGCCGCATCCCCCACCGAGCTTCATGTGGATAGCCATGCCGATCTGATCCGGATTTCCGCCATAGACCGAAAGGTAGATAGAGTGAGGCGGTATAGTTACCCCTTTCTTGACGATAGACACATCTCCGCGATTTTGTTCGCAAGCGCACGCAATAACGCCGCTAAGGTTAGCGACTGTTCCTTCAACACTTTCCGCTGTGCCGTGCGCGTTTTTGGATACACTTTCATAGCGCCTTGTCTCAAATTCGGATTGCGTTTCTACATCTCGCCCCGTGGCACCTGCCGCGTTGTTTGATACTGTATCCCATCCCGGTATAACGGTAATAATAGTGTTCACGGCTTTTACTCCGACTTCTACAGCCCCATAAACAGAGCAGCGGAATACGCACTCCACTATCCCTTCTGACGGGATGACAGCTGCCGTAGTATTGTAAAATGTATTCCCATTGACATCCTGCACGACTGCACCGTAGGGAATCACCGTGCCATACAGTCCTCGACATTGACATGTGACGTAGGTTGGTTGAGCAACCTGCCTTTGCAAAAAATAAATCTGAGCTAATGCGTCTTGAAAAACGCCTGTCGCAGTTTTGGGATTAAACCCATTTGCAAGCCTTAGCAGGTCATTATCCTTTTGGCTTACAAGAGCGGTCTGTCCATCTATAAGCTGCCCGGCAGGTGTTTCAGGATCAGTCACAAGCTCGGGACTTCCTTCGCTGACGTTAAACGCCTTTTTCCAGTCGCTTGCAATTCGCTTTCTGACGACGGCAGTATCTTCGACCGTGACACCCGTTTTCGGGTCAAACACAAGAGCCATTGTTTCACCTCCTAGATTTCAACAGAAACAGTCTGCTCGCTATCAGTCACATAGACCGTCCCACCTATAATTCTTTTGTTTTCATCAAAGTCAAGAGATACCTTGCAATCCCTTACGCCTTCAACCGCCATGCAAGTTTTATAAATTCTGTTTATCAAGACTGATTGAGAGATTTTATATGGCTTGCCAAGCTCCACATCGAAGTGCGGTATCCCTTTTGTTCGATCGAAATAAGCATCATTCGTGAAAAGTCGTATGGCATTGGCGGCAGTTTGTGCGGTGGCATATGAGCCCGTGGTTGTTGCTATGTTTCCTGCTTTGTCAACTTCAATATCCCATGCGTCATTCAAGAGTAACGTCTGCATAATTCTCACCACCCCTATTCAACTTTCCGCTTTTTGAAATTCACGCTACTACTTTTAGTGCGCTTTGCTCGTCTCTCCATGTACGCCCGTATGAGTATGATTTTGCAAGCTGATACCACCTGCGATAACATCACCATTGACATGCACATCGCCGTTGATTGTTACTCCACTCGTTGCGTTGATAACCATCGTGTTATCCTGCTTGAGTTCTACGTAGGTGGCAGGCTTTTGATTCAGAAATCCACCAATATAAAAACCATCTGATTGTGAAAACCTGCGGTAGCTTCCGGGCTTCTGCGGTTCACTGCTTTCTGCGGTTACACAAGACGTATCAGCATCAGTAAAGACTGCAAGCCCTTTATCTCCGATGACAGGATCAATAATCAAAGCAGCATTTCCACCCTGTACCCGTGCGTAGGGAAGATGATAGAGAGTAACAGGCTTAACGAACTCTCCCTTACCATTCACCGTACCGATAAGGGGAAGAACATCAACATAGCCAGTAGTTTCTCCTGTATATACCGCTTGCACCTTGACAGGGACGGCGATAGACATTTGGGAAAGGGCTTGCTGAATGAGAAAGCCGATGGCGTTCCCTGCACTTTTATTCGTATACGGAGATCGCTTCCCTTGCACCGCTTTATCATCATTCATGAGTCTGCCCTCCATACGGCATCAATTTTTGTATGCCAGTTGCCACCACTCGAATTGTATGCCTCTAAATCATGATGAATTTTTGTTACTCGCCAAACGCCGGTAGCTTTTGGAACTATGCTTTCAAGTTTAATCAATCCGCCTATTTCAATCAGAGAATTAAAAAGACATTCACACTCAATCCCATCATTCGTGAATGACGGGTATCCGATGAGTCCAGTATCTTTACTAATGAGCGGAATAATACATTCCCGATTGTCTTTGTATGACGGGAGAATAACAAATTTTCCATTATCTATGAGAAGGTCAATTCCAGTTTGTTTTGCAAGCAGTCTAGCCTTCACAATGGGCGTCCCTGCAAATACGCAGTTACTCACGCTTCCCGTTACTCCTTTGTTCTCAAGGGCATACCCAGCTTCTGTCGCGAACTGCTTCATGAGATATTCGATCGTCGTCTCACCCTGTACGCTAACAGGTGGCGTAGACTTTTGCAAGGGATAGTAACCACTTGCGGCTTCTATCTTAAACGTAACATCGCCATCGGTTGAAAAAACAGGAATCGCGCTAACGATTTCCCCCTGAAACACAAGATCAAGATCGCGCCCTTCTTCACCTGCCATAACCTTAATTACATTGTTGTATGTTTGTAACTGACGGAAAGACAGAACCGTAAGCTGCTCCATTAAATTGAGTTTGAGATTTTTTGCTTCGATGGAGCATTTCGGTAGTTCATCACCCCCAGTCTTATCCATAGTGATATGGATGGGAACCGGAGGAAGTGTGATTTCGTTATTTCCTCTACTATCGAATGTCCCTTCTGCGAGCGCGATAGTCACTTTAATAGCTTTTTTCCAAAACATAGTCACGTACCATCCGTATAGCAAAGAATGAACCGACTGCCTAGTTCCGCATAGTTCGGTTCTTTGTTTTTTCGCTTAACGTCTGTAAAAAACAGATACCCATTAAAATACGGCGTCGGGTAAGCAAGTATCGAAGTAGCGGACAGACATATCGCCCCAGTGCGTATCATCTTGTCATCTACAGCGAAATCCATATAAAGATAATCGCCTCGCTGAAAAAGGTGAATCGTACAGTTTTGGTCATTTAATACTACATTGAACCGCTGATTAGGAATAGCCTTTAGAGGTATTTTTCGTATCATGACAAGAGCCCTCCTAGAATTTCTTTACCAGCATCTAAACCTGTTTTCGCCATGCTTCGGTTATCCTCTTCAGCAGCTGTTCCTTCATCACCCGTCGGAGTCGAAGGAGAAACTTGCCCGCCATCTTCAACCGATGAATCACTAGCATCGGAGCAATCATCACTTGATATGCTTTCGCTTTGCGCTGCCCTGTTTTCATCCTGATTCTGCTGAATCGTACTTGCATCCACCTGACTATAGGCGGGCTTAACTTCGCGGATTTCCTTAAATGTACAGTTGGCAATCAACGCCCCAAGCCCGTTTTCCGTTTTCATTTCGTAGTCGTAATTTTCAAGCGTCATATTCTCGTACTCGTGGTACGGAGTAACAATCGAAAAGGTAGCTACGCTTTCTTTTAGTTCCGTAAGTGATGTTAGGGCATGGTTCAACTCCCAATCTTCGCCTTCAAACCCAATTTCCATGTTAAGTTCGAGAGGTTCGGATGTTTTGTTGTATGCCGTAAAGCTGCCTTCCTCGATTGCGTCTGACACAACTGATCCCCCTGACGTAGCAGAGAGTGAAAGAATGGATTTAATGGGAAGGACTGAATTTCCTCTTTCATCAGCAATCATCCACTGCTGAATCCTATATTCCGGACTAATAATGCTACTGATTAAGGACATTCAAATCCCCCCTATCCAAAATTCTGACTATCTGTGTTTATTTGCGCGCTAATCGAGTCTGCGGTATCTCTATCCATGTTGCCTTGTACGTAAAAATTATTTGTCTGCGAGCTTTCACTTGTGGAGTTGTACGAATTGCCACTTGTGCTGTTCAGCATTTGAATCCCAGATGACAATGACGGCAATAATCCTTTGAGCTTTCCGAGCCCGTTAGTCAGCCATGCAAATTTCGAAGAAATCCATGAGAAAGCAGTTTCAAGCGTGCTTACGAATCCATCCCATGCGCTTGTGAGAGCGGATATAGTAGAGTTCCAAATAGATGTAATCGAGCTTGTCGCACTGTCCCATGCGCCAGTGATTGAATCACATGTAGAGTTCCACCAGTCAGTCACGCCTTGGCATACGGAGTTCCACCATGCAGAAATGGCAGTGCATAGCGTTTCCCATGCGCTTTGCATAAAAGCGGATAATTCATCCCAGTACGCATACAGGATAGCGCAGACAGCGACAACTGCCATGATAGCCCATCCAATCGGACCTATTGCAATCAGCGCAGAAACACCGAGCTGAATTACTTGAGCAATGAGCTTTCCAAAAGCACTGTTCAAAATCCATATGCCCATTTTGTAAAGTTTAACTGAGGAGTAAAGCATTGTTGCCGCGCCCAAAGCAACTTTCCCAAACTTGACATATTCTTCTTTTAAAACAGCTATGCCGTCTTTAACTTCTGTAACTGATTTCCAAAAGCCGGGGAACGCTGAATTTTCTGCCCCCTTTTGAAACGCTTTGTAGTCATCGTACAAAAGTCCAATTAAGAGAGCCAAAGCGAGGAGCGCCGCCATGACGGGGTTCGTTTTCACCATCGCTGCAAATGAGACGGCTGCGGCTTTAGCAACGTTTCGCAAAGAAATAATGGCAGAAACAGCCAATGCAGAAAGCAATGGATAAAATGCCCGTATATGCTTTGACAAGAACGCAAATCCTTTCGCCGCATTGGACATAAGAGGAAGAATCAGGCGAAAAACAGGTAGAAGCAGGTTTCGGATAGCTCTTGATACAGCCATTAAGGATTTTGAAAATTCTTTAGACTTCTTGGCATCCTCATCCGTGTAAGCGCCTTGCTTTTTCATTGACGCTACAGTCCGTTCAAGTTCTGTTCTACCTCTGCGAAGCATGGCTATTTGACCGACATTTCGAATACCAACCGATCTTGCAAGGGCAGTAGCTTCACCGGGGTTCATGTTCTTCAAAACATCGGACAATTCGAGGACAAGCTCTTCCGTGCTTTTGAGTTTTCCATCGGCATCCGTCAAACTGTCAATTACACCGTTCTGCACAAGCTCAGCAAATGAACCTGTACCAGTCTTGAGTGAGTTTGAAGCACTTGCCCCAACCTTTGAAAACGCATTAACTAAATCCTCTAGCTGAATCCCCATAGACTGTGCGGTATCAGCCCATGCACTCATTTCTTCGGTACTCATGCCAAGAAATGAACCGAATTTAGCTGCCTGTTTTGCTCCGGCAATCATATCCGAAACAAACTGCCCGGACATAACGCCAGCAAAGGCGGTCATAGCAGGAGCAGCAACGCTCTTGATAATCTTTTTAAGACCGCCGTCCAGTTTGGAGCTTAACTGTGTAAGCCCCTTGTCTACAGCTTTTGTATTTAGTCCAACATAAATAAAAAGCCTTTCTACTATGCTATCTGCCATTTTTCACCGCCTTGTATGCTCGCTCTTCGTTGATACTGTTAATGTAAGCTATCTCATATAAATCCAAAAGGTCGCTGTAGCTGTAGACTGTCTCCAGTTCATACAGCGTGGCGAACTTCTGACTAACGACAACGCCTGTTAGCGTTGAGACGTTTTTGTAACCTTCTTGAACGTAACCGCTTTCGCTGCAGGTTCGCGGGAGTTCATGACGTTCTGAAAAAAACCGAAATTGACCTTTGCGGCTTCAATTCGAAGTCTATAAAGTGTCATTGGGTTCTCGATGTTCGCATCAATAACCGTTGGAGTCAGTTCCATAGTCATAAGCTGATTGGACTGATCCGGAATGAGCTTGCAACATGAAAGCAATTCGTTGTAAAGCGGCTCTACTGCGTCATAATCGAGTTGCCCTATAAGTTGTACTATCTTGGCGTGGAAATCGCTGCCTGACGCCAAATTTTCAATCTGTGGCGAATTTATAAGTGATTGTAGATTGGAAATTGCATTGGCAGACATATTAGTGAGCTTTGCTCCATATGAACGAGCTAAAAGAATAACAGCCCGGTTAATGAATCGTTCCAGTTGCAGTGCAGGCATCTGTTTGATAACAAACAGAAGGTCACGCTCTTCGTCTTGAATATGTATCTTAACTTCTTTTCTCATGTCATTCCACGCTTTCAAAATCAATAACGGCATTGATAGGGTCAAGCACCTGCTTATGATCCGGCATGAGCTTCCAGTTTTTCAGTACGCCATTTTTGTAAACAATCACTTTCCCGAGAGACGGTACAGTAACAATAAGGTTAATCCAATATACTTTATGAGCCGATTTAGAGTGCTTGTAAATCGTATCAAAAACAGAAGCAGACGGAGAAGATGCCTCGAGAGCGATAGTTACACTCTTAATCGTTGGCACCCACCCCGCGACCATCTTTCCGTCTACACCGATGCGATCATTTGCAATTTCCTCGTCCCCTTGTGTGATGGATTGGTCAGTCGAAAACTGTTGCAGCTCTACGCCGATTGGATACAGTTCGGGGCAAATTAAGATAATTTTACTGTTCGCACTTGTAATGTCTCTATTAGCCATTGTGACCTCCTAATTATTTAATCATCGTGACAGGAACGTCGAGCTTGTGAACCGCTCCTCCGTATGTATACCAAAGTCCAATAGTCGGGGACTCTCTATTTTGTCTTGCCTGCGCCCCCGGGTCTGTGACAAGCAGATAATATCCATCTGTGTTGATTGTGTCTGATTTGTCCTCTCCGATTTCATTCAGCAGTTGTGACTTCTGCAACTCATTCAAAGTGACACCTGCGCGAATGACGCCGTTCAGCTTCGCTTGCTCAATAACATCCGTGAACCATGCTCGAATCAGTGCATATCCCGATTCAGTGTACGGGACTGCGCTAACGCCAGTGAATCCAGTCATGCAAGCAAGCTGTAAGGAATTTTTAAGCCATACCATACCAAGGTATGCATCAATGTAATCATAGTTACCGCCAGTCATTGCACCCTCGGCGAAAATGGTAAAATCATCTGCGCGAGTTGCATAGCGTCCATAAAAATTCATGTGGAGTTCTTTCAGATTGTCAGCTGTGGTTTCATCCATGACGTTTGCCGCGAGTCCGCTTTGGGATTTAAATTTAAAAGTGGGAAGTCCGTTTTCTCTGTTCCAGTCAATACTTGCGGCAAATGCCATTGGCAGAATTGCGTAGAATGGATCACCATAGGTGAGAGTAACCCCTTCGAGATTGAGCGCACGGAGTTTATTTGGAAGGTTTGATTTATTTGTCGGAAGCGTATCAGCTTTGTCATCCGTCCATGGGCAGAAAAGATAATCAACATCCTGTGCATTTGACCACTGCGCCAATCCGATAATTTCATCGGCGGTAGCTTTGTAAATGGTAGTAAAGGTAGCCCAATTAGTAGTGGAGTTAGTAACGGATTTCATGAGAGCGGATGGGTCAAGAGCATCGCTACCCTCAGAAAGCGTTGCTCCCGTGCTTTCTGTCAATCCCAGTGCATTTGCATCTGTGCCACTTGCAAAACTGATTTTGCTTTCCTTTCCTGTACTCTTAGACGTAACAATAAACGCATTAAGGTTACTGTTAAAAGATACAGACGTCCCAGTCAGCTTTGCTTCAATAGCCTGTGCCATTTCGCTTTCAGTGGATGCCGCAGAAAGGTCTAAATCACTGATGGCTCTTTCTGTACCGTCAATGCTGATTGTAATACTTCCTTTTGTAATCTTTTTGAGAGTTTCAAGAGACTGAATTGAACCACCAATAAGGCATGCGGCAATGGGTTCAGTGACCGCACGCGCAAAGTAAATAGTGGCAGGCTTTTTAAATGAGTTGCTATAGCCAAGAAAATACTTTGCCGCGACTTTATACTCATAGCTTTCCATGCCAAAATATCTGCCTACGGCATTTGCACTAGTGAATTTTTGAACGTCCGGGAATGTGCAAAGTGGGTTCTTTGTAAGAAGTAACCCTGCCATTTCAAGTTCGTTGCCACCTGCGTTAATAACTCGTGATGTAATATTCACAATTTTACTTGCGGGAATTGACATTATGTACCTCCTTTATGGTCAACATCAACATTTTCTATGCCTTTCTTGTAATATGTCTTGTCTGCTTCACCTGTATCGTCCGGCTTTTTGCCGTGGATCGAATGGTCAATAACAACCTCTTTGGCAGTTGTCTCCTTAACCGATGTTTCTTCCCATGTCGAAACATAAAGCCGAATACGATAGCGATGAAGGAAATGTTTATCCTCGTCAAGATACGGAACATCTTGAACACCAGCGGAATACGGCATAGATGCATTTCGCTCTTTAAAGAAAGCTCCGATATAATCTGACCAACACAACCCTTCGACTCGAGAAGCAAGCTCTCTTTGCTTTAAATCATTATCACCGATAAAATCAATATCAATCCCATAACTAATGAGCTTCTTTATGCTTCTTTCGTTTTCGGAATTGCTCTCAACGTTCGTTCCGTGTCTCTTGATTTCCATAATTGACATGACACAGAACCCCTCATTGTTCGGGGGCATGGCAATACAATTTTGATACCCCTGAAATATAACTTCCTGCTTCAGCTCTGTAAACGTCAAGAGAAAATCGTTAATCAGTTCAAGTATCAATCAGAATCCCCCCAATCGCTATTAGTAAAGTTTGGTGGACTTGTCTGACGTGTAATTGCAACGCACGCCCATCCTTCTTCCGTCCAGTCCGACAATACCGCAGTGACGAGCCAAAATGTTCCATCCTTCCTCTTAACAATATCTCCCCCTCGAGTTAGCGGTAAGCGATTGACGCTTGCCACGGGTAAGGTGGGATCTGAATAGAGGAAAGCTTGCATGGATTCACCACCGACATTGAACGTTTCCAGCATTTGCAATGTCTCGCTTCCGGCAGGCTGAATTTGTGCAAGTATCTTAAAAGGTTTCTTGTAAACAGGAGTAACGATGCCCTTAACATTCGATTGACCAATCGCTTGTATCAGGTAGCATGGTTCATCCTTGTGTACGGTCTGTATGATGCCTCTGACAATGTGATGTAAATTCATTTGACTACCTCATAATCAATAGACTGAATCATCGTCGTTGTATCGATAAGTACCCGGTTAGGGTCTATTCCTGTGGTTCCTTTTCCGCTGCGTGCCTTTCTAGCTTTGGCAGCTATCGTTGCAGGTGCATTGGGGCGTGGATCATCGGGCGACCATTTTTTTATGGTGTTTATCATGTCAGCCTTCGCGACTTGTCCGGCGAAATCATACGCTTTAATAACGTTCGCTTCGCTAAAATTTCCGTTGACTGTACTCTTGATGCCCTTGACCCATTTCTCTCCATTTTGTTCCATCGTGCGATGCATGAACGGTCTACGCGGATTGCCCATTTCTCCGTTTTCGTTAATATAAGCGACGGTAGCAACGCTTAACCCATCAGGATAGGTAGCTCCATTTAAGATACCAACTCTTGCCCCCGTTTTCATTTGAGCTATTTTCTTGAGATATTTGTCTAGCACCTTACCACGGCGAACGGTTACGACTTGGAGCAATATACCTCACTCCTCTCCTATACTTTGCTGTCGCTTGCCAGTACAATGCACCCCATTGGGTTTGTTGATACCAATTTGCATTATTAAGTCCAGCAAATGAAGCTGATACATTCCCTTCGCTTGCACCTGTCATGAGTCCAACCGCCTGTCCCCCTCTTTCTGAAAGGTAGTAGAGGTGAAGAATAAGCAGGTACAGTAGCAGCTTTCTTTCGTTCAAATCTTGCACTCTTGAATTTTCTGTATTGTCTAGTAGCAGACAGGCGTTTCCAAACAAGGACGCAAGAATATCATCATCCACATTATTCATTTCGGGATGAGTTTTCTTAAAGTCCTCTACATCAAATTCAACAACGCCGTTCATCTTAGGTAGTTCCTTTTTCTTCTACACCACGAATGCATTGACGTTCAAGCGGTTCATAGCCATTCCGCAGGTTCGCTCTTTCTTGTGCAGCATCTGCCACTTTTGCTGAGGTGGAAGCGAACATGAGCCCATTTTTAATCGGAGGCCAGTTTTTATAGGTTTTGGAAATCCAGTCCCACGCCTCTTTATCCACCTGTGTAAGCCCATAGCCTCCTGCATAGAGTTCACCTTTCGGCTTGCCAATCAGATCGGCATTATTTCCTTTGATGACCACTCTCTTAATCTGACCCTTGCACGGAACATCAAACACCTGCGAATGAACGCCGTTGTATGCAACAATAACCGTTTCTCCGGCTACATTCTCTTTGATAACCTTTTTTGCTTTTTCGTTCGTGTTAATAACTTGAGTTTCGACTTCTTCGCTAGAAACAACGTCGGGTGTAACCACGGTTTCTTCTTTTACTTCCTGTGTCTTTTTTCTGTATGCCATTTTCTCCTCCGAGTGCTATATGCAGAAAAATAAGGGACTACCTGTGTAGTCCCTTCCTTCTACATTTGTGAAAACATTAAATAAATTAGGTAGCGCTGACGCCAGTCATCTTGGCAATAGCGAACGGTCTATAAAGAATTGCGCCGTATGAGCCGAAAGAAAATTTCTGTTCATAGTAAGAAGAATGCGGAATCAGTCGCATTGCACGCATCTTTTCGGAATAACCGAGTTCAGCGGTAGGAAGTCCCTGAACCTGTTTTGCAATAAGCATGACTGCATCCCCGGAAGTTGCTGATGCAAGTTCCGGCAGGGTTACGATGTCTACATTCGGGGCATACTTCTTCACCATGTCCCATACGGAAACATTGTAGTCAGTTGCTTTACCGAGTTCAACGGCAGTACCAGGAGCAACTGCAAGGACGAATGCATCAGTCTGATTGATAAGACCCTTGGATGCGGTGATAATCTGTTTAAAGAGTTTCAGAATATCATTATAGATGTCTTTAGTGGACTTGTCACTCCATGCGGTCTTGCCACCTACAGACTCCGGGGTAAGTGCTGCCGGAATGTTCGGCTCGTTAATCAGTCCATAGATAGACATGCCCTCAATACCGAGAAGGTCGATCTTATTAGCCGCAATGTCAATGACGGTAGCAGCTGCGGTCTGCTTTTGAGACACAAGGTCAATCATGGCGCGTGCAGAGCGTTCCTGCTCGAGATCGCCGTACTTAATAGTGGTTTGTCCTACATACTGCTGACGGGTCGGGTAAGCGACGTTGGTATCAGCAGAAGCGCCATTGCCGTAATCAGTGTACGGAGTTACGCTTCCGACAGGTTCAACTGTACGGAATACCGCATAATCAGTAGTCCAATCGCCCTTTTTAGTTTCCGGGAAGATCTGTCTTGCATTGCGCGGAGCAAGCAGAATGTCAATGATTTTTGAATCAAGGTAGTTAGTGAAGATCCCCGGAATACCGCTGTTAGCCGGAGTGGTAAGTGCTGCATCCTGTGCAAGTTGGGCGCGGTTCTTTTCAGTGATAAAATGTTTCGCTGAATCAAAGATGATGCCTTTATTTTTCAGCTTTTGAAAATTATCCATATGGCTTTAACCTCCTAATTAAATAGCTACGCTAGTGATAATGCCGACTTCGCCAGCCTTAACATCTTCGGCAAAGTAGAAATTCGTTTCGACTGCGCCTTCTACAGTTGCGCCCTTATCCCCCGGTACAATCGTGCCGTCGGTGGTCTTGGCGAATACCTTTTGACCTCTAGTAGCTTGTGCTGCGGTGAGAGCGAAGAAATCACCCGCGACAAGAACGTCTACCGCTTGACCTTCCGGGACTTTATCAGATGCCCCTTGAGTGATGTTTTGGAAGGTGTAAGCATTGACACGGTGGACGAATCCGAGCGGAGTACCAGTGCCAGTGTTCTCTACAGTAAAATCATCGGTAGTCCAGACAAACGTACCGATACCGACGTCTTTACCTGCGATATATCCCTTCGGAGTGGATACATGCGGATTGATGCTTGCAAAAGCACCAGGAATACCACGCGCAATATCTGCGTTGATAGTTTTTTGAAATTCGACTGCCATAAATTAACCTCCTGTAATGTTAATCGAGATAGCCCTTGAGCGTATCCGGAAGTTCTTCATCAACTGCCGGAATATTGCTATCGTTTGCAATACCTTTATTTTCCTGCTTGCCGAGAACTGCCACCATAGATGCATAAGCAGCCTTGGGATATTTTGAGGTATCAAATCCCTTTTGTTTAAGTGCAAGTTCATAAATGTCGGTAGCACTATCAAAAGCGAGAGCGTCTTGGCGACCGATAGCAAATTCACATTCTTTAGCTGCTTTGCTAAGTTTGCGAACATGTTCGATCGCTTCCATCTTTGCTTTCTCTTTAACCTTTTCAAGGCTGTCCCCAGTGATTTTGTCCACCTGCTTTTCACCACCCGTGTCTTGACTAGCTTTCAGCCCTGCGGCATATCCAGCTTTGTAATCATCGGAGTCAGTGTTAATCTTGACTTCTTCATCCGAATCTTCTGTCTTTTGGGGTTCGTCATTGCTCTTCGGCGCTTCCTGTCTTTCTACGCCTTCCGGAATTTCATCTTCTCCCGGAGCAGGAGTAGGAACTTCGTTAGTTTCCGGTACGGTGTTTTCGTCCATGGCTTTTTGTTGTGACTTCTTCTTTTCTTCTACTTTCTTTTTTTCCATTTCCAGTTTCTCCTTCACTTTTGAAATACTATCAGCAACTTTCACATCATGACCAGCTCTGCCTTCTGCGACAAGTGCCACGTGGTTTCCTCTGATGTTTCTCATGACGAAATCATAAGGAACACCTTCGAACTCACCCGGTGTGAAATCTGCATCATAGGCATATGCACAAGAGATTTCCTTTGCACTTCCATCTTCGATAGCTTTGATAGCTTCTGAATCTGTGATTGATAAGCTATTTTTTAAATACTTCCCATCGAATACAGCATCCGTCCCTGTACTTCCCACCTGAAATTGCTTGGCAGGATTATCGGCATTGATTTCGTGGTGATCCATTAACAGCGGCAAGCCGTTGAATGTGTCTGTTGCCTTTTTAAGTTCATCCGGGTCTCGAAGTGCGTAGTAAATTTCATCGGGCTTATACCCATGCGCTTCCCCGTTTGGGATTTCTGAACCTAGGTAAGGGTTCACGCAAGCCTTAGAAATAGGAGTGAGCTTAACATGCATGTAGCCGTTGCTGTCAATCGTTCTCATTTTTGGTTCAGCATCAAAAATGATTTTTGCCTTTCCGTTCATCTTTTCACCCCCTTTCTCATTCCTCAAAGCCAGGAATCACTGGGACAAATTGGCAGTTACAATAAATGAGTTCTCCCGGCTTTACATATTCACCTACGTCAGAATCATACAGACCTGTATCAAGATCAAACAATTCGCCGTCAAAATCAACATGCGTGTTCCTGCTTGAGTGTTCTCCTGCGACGTGAATCCATCTACCCTTTTGCAAGCCATATGACTTTGCGTTAGCAATAGCCATAGTTTGGGTGGTCTTATTCATCTGATCTCTTGCAATGAGTGCCGCCCGTTCTGCGCTAATCTCTGCCATATCAGAAAGCTGCTCCGTAAGGTATCCTATATCTCTACCTTTGGCGTATGCGTTCATGATGGTCGTTTGAGCTTGTGCGGCAGCATACTGCGGTAACGTGTGCCAAAGGTCTACGCTATCTTTGACTGCTTCCTTTAAGACTGCTTTTTGATACCCTTCCTCAACATTTCGGTGGACGGTGAATCCGTACTCATCCAGTTTTTGGAGGATAATCTTGTCAGCCCTTCGATACGTCTTTCTTGACATCCATTGGGCAAGCTCTTTCGACAACTCATCAAACTTTGGATACCATTTCATTCTTGACTTTTTCATAAGACGAATGATAAACCGTCTATCAAGTCCGTCCATAGCCATATGAGGATTTCTGCTATCCATAGCTATACGCTTCTCATATTCAGGCTTGACCTGCTCGATAATGTCCTTATACATTGCTCGAACCAGTGCTTGCATCTTTCGGCGCACATGGATTTCGGTAGCCAAATCGGGTGCCGTTCGTCCGATACGCCGTTTATCCCTTTCCATTCTTCATCGCCTCTTGCTCTTCGGGACTATACCCCTCAATATCAGGTTCGGGAATTTTTAATGGATCAAGCGGCGTGTCATAAGCTACTAAATCGTCATATCCGCTATTCTTGTCTTGAATGAGCTTATTTCTAATTTCATCTGCTCCGACTACGCCGAGACTTGCATAGATCGAATCGGTTTCAGCTTTGACTTTGTTTGTGTTCGCTTGTGCCATGTCAGCTTCATCTGACAACGGGGCAAATTTAAACTCAATATCGCTATCGATGCTTCCGTAAAGGTTGAGCTGAATAATTTCGAGAATCTTTTGAATGTTATCGCTGAACATTTGCTCTTGAAGGGATGCTATGTTGTCGTAGTGGTTCTTCATATCACTTTCACCCGTGGCATTGAATCCAGCAGGTGACATGCCCCACATCTTCGTGGCAGGTTCATTGAACATGGCAGCAACGTATTCCATTGCCTGCCTTACAATGTCGATAACCCCCGAAAGGGTGTTATTAAAGATAGCCATGTCTTCGGTGTCTTTATCGATAACAGCCATTCCTTCATAATCCCAGTTATTCACGAAATACTGGCAACGGTTTTTCAGGTCAAGGTCGCCCCCGCCTGTCAAAACATCCTGCATGTCAGTTTTCAAAATGACGAGGCTGACCTTCTTTAATAACTTGCTTGCGCTCTCCCTGTCTGCGGTGTAGTGACTGACTGCATCAAGAACCTTTTGTGACAATGACATGCCAAAAAAGTTGTAAGCAGGTTTCAGCATATCTTCCATCTCGCTTTCTCGGAAGAATAGGAATCTGCTTGAGTGTACGGGAACGCCCTGAACATACCATACCGACGGCTTATAGTAGTTTTGTGATAATGGGTTAGTAGCGTTATATACACCGGGATAAACCGTATATGGATCTATTAACTTAAAGCCTTTCAGTGAACCAATAGGGAACGTCCTAGCATCGAATATAAGCGGATTAACCAGCTCGCTAGTTTCTTCTCCTGTATCAATAAAAAGGAGGCAGCCTCCGAGATACCCATTCTTTTCAGCTGCCATTCGGAACAGCTTCTTGACTTTGAACTTTACCAATGCCCGTGTGATTTCATTGATCGAATCATTATCTTCATTGTCATTATCCCCTGCCCTAACCACTTCCCCCCACTTACGGGTCATCTCTTTGGCTCTCATCTCAACGCCGCTTCGAATGAGTGGATTTTGGGATAAGCCTGTCAACATCGTGTAGCCGGGGAACGATGGTAGCCCTTCCTCTGATATGCCTTCAATCGTATGCGAAAGCAATGTTCTTACAGGAGCAAAGCATTCATCCATTGCCATTTTCTGCTTCCTGCTGAAATCAGGCTTGCCAATCGTGTCCGGGATTTGATACTTTTCAATCCTTGTATTAAATGCGCCATCCTTTCCCGGTTTAGTCCATCGAGACAAAATGTCAAATCGAATTTTCACTTTCTCACCCCTGTTTCTTTACCTCAAAATAATTGGATTGATTTTTATTCCTGTCCGGTTCATCTTTTCAATAACGCCAGTCAGTGCATCCTCTGCGTCATCGTGGGCGTTTTTCCCTTCCCTTTGAAATTTGTGGAGGTGATCGTAGAACTCTGTCCACTTGTCTTGCCAGTTGGCAGGAAAGAAAATGTGATCCATAACTGCTGTACTATTTGAGAGTATCCTTGCCCTTTTGTTTTCGCCTTGATGAAACCAACAAATCTTACAACGATGGTAGTGATAGGTCTCTTTAAGTTGCTTTTCTACAGCCCTCGCAAAACCTCGTCCACCGTTGTTTGATTCAATATCGGCTATTCGCACATTAAAAGAAGCGAGGCGTTTTGCCGTCTCGCTTTCTGTATATTCCATAGCTTTTTGCGTGTATAGGACATCTAAAACATAAGCATCATTTTCATAAACGCCATAGATAATATTGCAAAGGTAGTCGCTGCCTTCGTCGGCAGTATCGCAATAGGATTTAACTGATGTAAATAACGGATAGCCAGCCATATCTCTTGGCACATCCGTATAGGTTTTGAACGATGTATATAAACGTCCTTTGATGTCGATAGGTTCTTGCTGATAGTTCGCTGACCAAATATCTAATCCCATGAGTCGCTTCTTTTGGTCGCAACTTTCTTTTGATAGGATGGACTCACATAGCATCGATCCGTCTTTTTGAACGGCGGTGTAATTGATATGTTCAACCTGTTCAGGCTTGAAATAATCCAGCACTCTTCCTGCGAGGTCATCGCTTGCCCACCGTGTCATAATGACGATAATCTTTCCGCCCTCTTCTAAACGAGAAAGCATCGTGTTAGTAAACCAATCCCAGTGCTTTTCTTTTACCATATCGCTATACGCTTCTTGTGAGGACTTTATTAAATCATCAATAACGAGATAGTCAGCACCGAATCCCGTAGCAGATCCTTGCGGAGATGTAGCAAGATAAGAATTGTAATACCCATCAATGCTCCAAAGGTTCATTGCTCCGTCGCCACTTTTGATTTTTACATCTGGAAACACATCACTATATACTATCTTATCTGCATCGCCCTTAATTTCCGAAATATCATCACGAACTAGCTTGGAAAACCTCGTCGAAAGAATATCATTGTATGAACCCATCATAATCTTTTTGTCAGGGTAGTTACCTAGTAGCCATTCAATAAAATGGGACGCAGTAAAACTTTTTCCATGACGAGGCGGCATATTTACCACCATTGCTTTTTTGTTTGATGTTGTAAACTCTTGTAGCTTTTCGCAAAATTCTTTAAGATGTTTTCTTTCAGGACTGTAGAATTTAGGATTTTTTACACGACAATAGAACCACAAAAAGCGCCTACATGCTTCGGTCTTAAAGTCGTAAACGCCTTGTGCTTCGTTTATCATTTTTAGCTTCCTTTCTCGTCTAGAATTTTGTTCATTACCGCCTTGAGTTCTTCATCAGACAAGTGGCTGGCTGCATTTTCTTTATGTTGTGTTTCAATGTTTCCACCGATTGTTAATTTTTCGATGTATCCACGCTTCTTGCCCCTACACTTCAAAAAAAATATAATAGCCGTCATGTTACCCTTTTGAACGGCTTCGAAAAGCTTGACCTCACCTAAATCCAAAAGTTTTTCTACGCCACGACCTGCTGCCTCTTTAAGTTTTGGGTTTCTTTTCATTCTTCCTGAAATGCTGCTTCGAGCGTATATGATCCCTTTGTTTTTCCTAAGCCAAACACTAGCCGCCTCTTGTACTCCACCGCTATTTTCGAGAGCTTCTTCCAGTTCTTCATCGGTAGGTGTCTTTTTTATGGGGCTGTCATATTGACGCGGCTCTTTTTTTTTATCGCTATCTAACCCCTCAGGGCTATTGCTTAGTTCCCGTGCTTTCTTTCCCATGTTTTACCCTCCTTTCCCTTTTTATCCTTTCAGCATATTCAAAAAACGCTCTTGCTCTTCTATTCCGTCGAAGATACCGCTAGTCTCCAATGTTACTGTTTTCGTTCCTGGTTTCTTTATGCCTCTTGCGGTTACGCATGAGTGTTCTGCTTCTACCCTTACAATGACATTGTTTCCGACGATTTTTCCCATAACATCCAATATGTCTCTTCCGAGCTTTTCTTGCAGTTGTAACCGCTTTGCACACATTTCAGCGATTCTCGCTACTTTTGATAATCCGATAACTCTTCCGTTCGGTATGTAACCTACGTCTACTCGCATGTTATACATTAGTGCAAGGTGGTGTTCACAATAAGAGAATACCGGAATGTCTTTTACAATAACAATGCCTTTGGATGTAGTTGGGAAATTTTTCCCGAACATTTTCGCTATATCATCATTGCTATAGCGTTCGCCTTCCCATACTTCGTTTAGCATCTTAACCACCCTCTTTGGTGTATCTTCTATCCCAGGGTGTTTTGCCGGATCGATTTTCATCGCTTTTAATAATGCAAAAATGGCATCTTCTGCCGCTTTATTGTCCGTTTCCATATTTATTACACGCCTCTTTTCATTGGATCCCATATAAACTTGTGGAGTTGTAACTGAATACGCCAGTTTTGTAAATTGTGCTTCTTCATATACGCTACAATGTCTCTCGGCTCGATTTTACCGAACACCGGGCTTATATATACCTGTGCTTTTGGGTTATACGTGCTATACACGTTATGGGCTTGATCGAGATCGTCCTGACTTCCTACTACAAATTTCAGTACATCCTGTTTTCTCAGTGCCCAAAAATTTTCCTCTAACATATGCTTGCTCATGCCAGAGCACCCACACTTGTAATCAATCGTAAACCATGCATTTTTATGTCGCATGTATGGAATAATTAAAATGCTGCCGTTTGTTTCGATGTTAACATCATGTTCCGTAAGCCCATCCAGTAGTTCATGCACATCTTGATACAACGGTTCGCCGCCTGTTAATGTAACATTCTTGTAAGATACCTTTTTCACAATATCTTCGATTTCCATTTCTTCCCCTTCATGGAAGGTATATATAGAATCGCAGTACGTGCATCGAAGGTTACATCCAGTAAGACGAATAAAGGACGTAAGCTCTCCAGCTCTACGTCCTTCTCCATCAATGCTATCAAAAATTTCGTTAACTTTAAGTTTCTTCATAGATAGCCACGTTCCCTTCGCTTTCCTGTACCTGCACCTTTACGCAGTGCGGAATGTTGTCATGGATCCATTTAGCTATGTTTTCCGCAGTTGGGTTCATGTTTGGCAAAACCTCATTTACATACTGATGATCTAAATTGTCCTTTACTGCTTCACTAATATGCTTGAAGTCTACGACCATGCCATTTTCATTGAGCGTTTCTGCTTTGCAGGTTACGTAGATAATCCAGTTATGCCCATGAAGATTACTGCACTTGCTTTTATACGGAAGTGTGAGCTTGTGTGCGCCAGCCACTTCCAGTCTTTTTGTTACTGTATACATTCCCGTTCCTCCTATTCTTGATCACCTACACATAATGCATATTGTTCCTTACAGCTTCTCGCCATCACACACTCTCTTTTTGTGTTATCGTACGTTTTGGGAGTTGATGGTTGCCATGGAATCATTCCAGAAGTAAGTAGAATTTTCTTTTCATAGGAATCTATTAAATGTCGCTTGAATTGTGATATATGCTTTGCCTTGCCAAACTGTCTATGAGTGCCATACATTATACCTTGCATCCATGAGTTAGAATCGGAACTTGTACAAAATGTGTTTTGTGCAAGTATCTTAAATTCCGTACACCCAAGAAGATGAATATCAATGCCTGGTTTCTTCTTTTTTATGTATGTCGCTAAATTGTGAACATCCTGAACATAGGTCTTTCTTCTGTGTATTCGCAATTCCGGAACACTGATAGCGATGTAGTCGGAGTATTCTATTAACCGATCTAGCCCATACTTCCCATCTTCTAAATGAAAAACGTGAATCTGCCGATTTTTTAACAACTTATCCATTCGCTCTCTTAGCTTCCACGTTTTTTCTGCGCCAATCAGCTTTTGTGCATCTACTTCTACGCATGTCGCATCAATATTATTTTCTTGGACAAATTGAATTAGGCGATCTTGCCATTCCACCAAATCTTCATAGGTTAATTTCTGGTTTCGTTTTGCGCCAAACATCAAAGTAAACAATCCACTATCTTGAATAACGTGGTTAAACTGATGAAGTAGCTTAGGGATATCGTAGTTATCGACATACGAATGTTTCTTTTTGTTAATATAAGGGAAGCAGGAATAAAGCATATAGTGTACATCTCCAGTGATTAACGCCACCAGCTCATCTAATTGATTGGTCAATCCAGTGTCCACGAAATGCACCTTCAGATTCTTCCCTAACATAGAGCGCACCGCCTTCCCCGTCTTCTAATACTTGGCATGCCTCCGCGTGAAACTTTTGAATAATCTTTTTCGCGATATGCTCACACGCCATCCCTCCAAAATTGCAGAGACCTTCTTCATCTCCAAACTCTTTCAGGAGAAAGTTTTTAATATCTCGTTCCCTTTGGATGAACTCAATCTGTCTGTTATCATCAATAACTTCGAATACTGTCCGGATCTTAAACGTATGCCTGTGAAGGTGAGACAGGTATTCGAAGCGACGCGGCGCATTTTCCCAACGATGCATGCCCTCGATCTCTATATAACACTGTATATATTTTTTCATTTTTCGCTCCAATCAAATTCATGCTCTTGCAATAAGGAAATCAGTTCGTCTCTCGCCCTTCCGTCGGGACATTTCACAATAACTTTATACCCTGAATCGTCTTCTTTGGTATCTTCTTTCTTTTCTTCTTCAAATTCGTCCTCTTCGAATATCCCATCGAGCATCTGATCCGTATTGGGGAATCCAAAATCAGTCATGTCAAGGTTAATTCCTTGTATTTCATCGAACAATTTAGAAAAATCCCAGGTGGCAAGTTCTGCCGTTTTATTATCTGCAAGTCGAAAAGCCTTGATTTGTTCATCTGTTAAATCGTTAGCAATGATACATGGTACAGTTTCCATGCCTAGTTGAATTGCCGCTTTTAGTCTCGTATGTCCGCATACAATCACATCATTTGAATCAATAACGATCGGCACTTTGAACCCAAACTCTCGAATTGAGTTTGCTACAGCTTCCACGGCGTTGTCGTTCTTTCGCGGATTATTTTCATACGCTTTAAGTTCGCCGACCTTCTTCTCTACAATTTCCATAATTCGTCCCTCCAATAAAAAACCTACGACTAAACGCCGTAGGAGTTGAATTTGACCTGCCCTGTTTTCCGATATCCAAGAAAATCATTGGTTTAGCAGCAAAAACATAAGATAAAAGTATTAGGCACAACATATCGACTTATGCTTTGTTACAAGGCAGGTGTTAAGTTGTAATGCGGTTTTTGCATGGATGCTATCCCGCTGGGGTTAGGGATGGATTTGAACCATCATTTGGCGATTTCAGGTCGCCCGTTTTACTATTAAACTACCTAACCATGTAGTGCCTCTAATGTACACTCATCATGAATACATAAGAGGCAAACATTAAGGGAGTTGTAAACGGTGGATCAGTCCCTCTCCAGTGGAGAAACCTTACACTCATTTACATTGGTGGGCAGCACTAGATTTGAACTAGCGAAGTCTTTTGACCGCAAATTTACGGTTGGCTACTCTATACTCCCTAGTCGCATACATGGTGGGCAGCACTAGATTTGAACTAGTGAAGTCTTTTGACTCAGACTTACGGTCTGTCCTTTAGCCGCTTGGATAGCTGCCCATGTATTGTAAACCATTTTCGCGATACTACGAAAATGGTGGGGACAGTAGGACTTGAACCCACATCGAAGCGGTTATGAGCCACTTGCTTTACCATTTAAGCTATATCCCCAAAGACGCATTGTGGGTTTGGGAGGACTTGAACCCCCGACGCACGATTTAAGAAACCGCCGCTCTATCCAACTGAGCTACAAACCCATATGCAAGGCAAGCTCGTGGCTCACCTTGCACTTATCATTCGGAGGAAACCGAATCTTCATGCCGAGCAAAACAGGTCGTCGCCCCTCTTTTGCTCATGTAAAGGGTGAAACGGGTAGTTAGCCGATTTCACCCACATATGCGCTCCACGCTTGCACAAGCGCAGAGCTAACTTTCCTTTGCCAAGAAACATTTAAGCGGCGCAGCCTAGTTTTTCCCAATGACGGCTACACTTCATGAGTACGATAACCCGATAGTACGTCCGGCACATGTGAACCCATCAAAAGTTCGCTTTAAAATTAGTTGAGAGCGTGTTCACACTGTTGCTTCCCCTAACGTTGGGAACTTTTAGCATCCACGACTGCTCCAACACTCCGCAGCAGAGTATTTTTCTTTTTACGTTAGACACGAAGGAAGAAACGCCGTTTTTCTGTGCATGAGCTTAACGATAACTCACCACTCGGTAAGTGGAACCCCCTGTTTAGAGCCTTAGAAACAGCACTAGTACCGTCCCATGCATGCAGGGACACGCTTTTTCGTAGGTGTAGCGCGCACCGGACACTTTTAAGGTGCTCCGAACCATCCTTCCATTTTCGTAAGGAAACTTTAGCACGCCACTCTATCGCGGTGGATTGCGCTCTGTCCTTTATACTGATGACATGTTGTCAGCCGCACGCTACATTTTTGCCATGGCATGTTGTGCGGAGCTGGTGGGAGTCATTTATACTCGCCCCCGGAGAGTGCTGCCTTTTCGGCAGTTAATGGCAGGGAGTGATGGAATCGAACCATCGATGCAGGAGTCAAATTCCTGTGCCTTACCGCTTGGCGAACCCCCTATAATTCCATGTAGTTATTGCTACATGGAGTGATACCGCAACGATATTACGCGCTCCCATGCGGTTAGGATACGCCCCTATATTTTAAGCCACTTGGGTAGGCTATTGGCGGATACAGTAGGATTTGCACCTACGAGCGGCTTACAATCCGCTTCTTGCTTAGCAGGCAAGCACCTTCGACTACTCGGTCATGTATCCATGGCGGAAGCGGTAGGATTCGAACCTACGCCCAGTTTCCCAGCTCTCTGTTTTCAAGACAGTTCCCTTTGACCGCTTGGGTACGCTTCCATGCGACAAGGTGTGTTGCTTCACCTTGTCAGGTTTGTGGAGGTGTCATGCCACTGGGCATGACCACAAGGAAGAAAGCCAAATTTTTTACGAAGTTAAAAGCACTTTCACTTGATAGAATGGAACTCGCAAATGCTTATTCGTTGGCTACAATAATTATAACATATGATTATACCGTAAATCTTCTACGTTTTTTCTAAACATTTACAGCATATTCTGAAAGTGATTTATTCCTATATGTTGCTTCTTAACTTAGTACACAATAAAACAGCCCAGTTATTCTTGGGCTGTTTTATGTCTTTATTAAATTTACCCCCCTTGGGGGTTAGAAACTGCTATAGTTACTACTTCTACTGGATTGTATTTAAATACTTAATACATTTCTCTTCGCTGTCAAACTCTATTTCGCTAGGCGTTCCAGTTCGATTATCGAAGGCAATATATTTGTCATTATCTTCGCAGAAAAATAGTCCCATTTTGTTATTATCATTTCGGATCGCCTCTAGCTCGCTCGGTACAACGCGAATATATCCTACTTTTTTTAGTTCCATGGCATATCCCAGACAAGCCATCATTTCTAAAAACTTCTTAACGGTTACATCCTTTTGCAATACAAATCTCTGCCTACACGCTTGACGGGTTAACCCACTACGTCTTGCCAGTACTGATAAACCGACTTTTTCTTTCTCCATGTATTGCTGCACAATTTCTGTTCCTGTTTTCATAATAAATCCTCCTGTTAAAATCATATCATTTATTTCCCCTTTCCGTCAACTAATCGCTTTACACGTGACAGTCAAACGCCGCTACAATTTCATACCACCTGTTCGGCTCTGCCAACTTTTTGATCCATTCCTTAAACGTCATCGGTTGCTCTCCAGTGCAAACCACTAACTCTTCCGAAATTTGTCGCACCATGCCATATAAATACCCTCGACACATTCCACATTTAATATCGTGCATGTTTTCCTCGCTCATAAAGAATAGTTTTTGGGTAGGCATGGTTATTCCTACGTCGGAATCCATGATTCGCCACATAAAGTTTACGATTGGTTTCCAGTCGCATTTCTCGCAATAATCGTATACATCATTATCAATACCTCGTACAATCTCATCACATTCTTCTGTAAGGGGATGGTTTTGGCACCCTTTGTGCCATGCCTCAATCTGATACATGTACTGATGTGCCATGTTTTTCCCTCCATTCTAGCTCCGCTTCGATTCGTTCTTTAATGTCATGTGGAGACATGGCATTAAACGTCTCATATGAGACAATATCAAGGGGTGGTTCTTTGTATACGAATTTAGTATCCGCACTAACAAACGAGCTTGTGATTTTGTCGACTTTAGGATCGTATTCAATAACGACCTTGAAACTCTCTAACCTACCGCCACTGTTGCCATACGACAAACAATGCGTATCGAAACTGGCAGCTCTAATGCCTTTGTACTTTCTCATTTTTTAGCCCCTTTAATTTCAATAACAAGAAACGCACTCTCTGCAAGTTTTAATGGCGTTATCTTTCCAATCTTTAAGTCGTGCCATTCCCTAAATTTTGAGAACGGTAGATTCTTAAGGTTTCCATCATATAACGGATCTTCACCGCTGTACTCATTCCTGCAAATTGTAACCCATGTGTCCATGTCAAGAACGTTTAACAACTGGCTAAAATACATTATGCAAACACCTGCTTTCCAAAAATTCCATACTGCACAATTAAATCAGCAATATCAGCATCAATATCTCCGGTTTCGAGACGGTGACCTGCTCTCAAAATGCATTGCGTATTATCTGCATCAACATAATAGGCGTCCTCATTCTCGAACCCTAATTGAGAGAGGTCCCAGTTGTCTTCCTCAATTAAGCCGGTAATCCCTCTGAGGAGCTTGAGCTTATTCAGTTCATAACGCTCTTCACCGTCAATATCACATAAGATAATTACGCCACCATTGAGTATGTGATTTCCAGGATTTCCCATCCAGTGTCCGTCTTTGGGATAAGCACGCTCACACCAGTTAAGTCCTCCATAAAATGCAATGGTAATAATATCTGCCAAATCCTGATCAGTTACAAGAATTTTAGTAGTTATCCCGCTAACAAACATTTCAATAATGGATGCAGGTTTAAGGTCTGCCGCTGTTTTCTTGTCTCTTTTAATGCGCCAACAAATTCTCATTTCTTATTCCTCCACTTGAAACATGTCTGCAAATTGCTATATCCAATCAGAAGGCATCCTTCGCCCGCTCCGTCCTCTACAATTCCTTCTAAATTGAATTTCTTGACATCGCTCCATAATTCATCTAACAAATTAGAAATTGGCTTTTGAAATTGACTTTCTAATTCTTCGATCTCATCAGATTCAACAAATGCCATTCCAGTCTCGTTTTCAACTGACCGCCAAAACATCTCTTGAAGTAACGGACACGCCCTATTTATATCAGGAATTTTTCTCGTTGGCGGTAGCTGAAATGAGTTATGGATTATTATTTGGGTTTCAAACTCATTTGGATTTCCTTTGTACTCACCTGGATCGAGGCAAATAATTCTCTGATATCCTTGATTCGAAATACCAGCGAACACATTCGCATCATCTTCTACGACCCAATTCACCTTTACGTCGCCATAGATCATTTTTTGCTCCTTTCAAAATTAGCAAGTTCTAATCAGTCCGCCAAATTGCGGCTTTACTCTGATGTATCCACTTTCTGATGACAGGTCATCAGTTTTATTCCACACATACACCCACGGTTCTCTGTTAGCCACTTCTCTTCTTTCCCCTTCCCAATCAAGCGGATTTGCCGACACATACAACATCGTCAAGCATTCTCCAAACTCGAAGTGATTCAGGATACATGTGTACACCATGTTCCCTGTCTTTTCTTCAAAGACCTTTACGGCTTCTTTTTCTTCGTCGTTGAGCCAGTACAATGCACCGTATCCCTCCGACTTATTCAACACACGGTCTTTCTTTCGGAAATCGCGAATTGCGTTTCCATAGATTTTTAACATCTTCATTCTTACAATAGCTTCGCTTTTCATTTCCTGTTCTGTCATCTTAATAAACCTCTCTATTCTTAATTATTGCTTCTGCAATCGCTTTCGCTTTCTTTAATGATTCAGCTTCAAGCAGCCAATCCCCATTTGGGGAAGTGCCGTTCCACTTCCCATTAACCCTTCGAAGGATAACTAAATCATTTTCGCTATAATATGTCCCACCCCGTCCAATCCACCTCATTTATTTTTCCTCCATCACTACATTGTCTACTAAACCTTTAAGAGCTGCCAACTTTCTTGTATTCAAGAGATTTGCTACTTCGTCCATTGTTAACAGATCGTATCCGACAAGTGTTTCGAGCCCTTTGATTACACCATCCATTCTCATTACCATAGCGGTAAGGTGCAGTTTAGTTTCGTAATAACTAACCTCATTCATATCATGTTTATGTTCATCAAGATAGATTTCAGCTTTTGTTACCGCGTTTATATTCGCCATAATCTTTCTTGCTTTTTCTTTTGCCCCTTCCTTTTGCGTATCCTTAATTACTTCTTTAAAAGCGGCTTCACACTGTTTTTCAGCTTCCTCTTTCGTGATAATTTCGGTCTTCGTAAACGCCTCTACGTAGTTGCTAGCTACGAACGATTTCATCTTTGCGATAATCTCGCTTTCGTTTTGTGCCTTACTCATATACATGTCGTAATAAGCATTGTATACGGTTTCCAGTGCGTTTTCTTTTACTTCTTTTACTTCCATTTTGTTTCCTCCTGTTATTTACTAACTATTTCCTTTGTTGTATATATATTACTACATTTTGCTTGGTTTGTAAAGTGATTTATTGTCTTAGCTGACATTTTTCCGATATAAGTTTGCAACAAAAAAGCCCATCAAATTTCGATAGGCTTTTATAGATTCTATACATCTGTATGGAATTGGT